CCGCTACCATTGGCAGTAGCAGAGAAGTCGATGCCTTTGCCGGATGCCATGACAATGTTGTCGCCAACATACAGCTTCTTCGCCACCGCCAAACCGCCCGCCGTCTTGAGCGATGCTGCGGTGGTGCTGGTGGCGTCGGTTGCGTCGGTGACTGAGGTGATGCCTGTTGCTGAGAGGGTTCCGGTGACTGCGAGGCCGGTGGAGGAGAATGTGACAACACTCGCATAGCTTCCGGTTGAATCAGTGCCGTATGCAACAGCATCGCTTCCCGGTATGCGACCAAAGTATGAGTTGTACGATTGCCAACCTTTGAACCTAATGCCTGCATACTTCGTTGTCCCATCCGCTCCTGTAAAATCCAGCGTCGTTCCAGTTAGGCTGACGCCAAAAGCAGTAAACGATTGTGATAGTGTCGTCGCCCCACTAGCACTCAGCGTCCCGGTGACGGCGAGGCCGTTGCTGTCGAACATCCCTCTGGTTGTAGTACCAACTGTTATGAGCAGCCGTCTGTCTCCAGTTGCGGAATCACGGGAGATTAAGACGTTTTCCGTGGCCTGCGAACCAATATAGCAAGTAGATTCCCCTGTCCTCGTAGTTACTAGGTAAGGACTAGTTCCAGTCTTTGTTATGGAGATGTCGCCCGTAGCACTCAGAGTCCCGGTTACGGCGAGGCCGGTGGTGCTCATGCCAACTACGGGTGTCGTAAAGGTCGTTCCACCAACAGCAGTGGAAGGAACAAAGTCCAACCTGCCAGCCGCAAAATAGTTGTTTGCTATAGCCCAGTTATACGATGTGCTTGATCCGTAAATTCGGAGGAATATGCCGTTGTTGTCTGACACGTTGCCGAACGCTGCACAGTTTGTCGCGTTAAGTGACGCAGTAAACGTGCTCGTAGCACTCAGCGTCCCCGTAACCGCCGTATTCCCCGCAATAGCTAGCCCCGCAGCGGCGGTGATTGTGTTTGTTGCTCCGTTTACAGTTATGCTCATGTCAGTCTCCAAGCGCCGTTGATTGTTACGGTGTCATTGATTACGATTGCCCCGGTGGAGCAGTAGGTGAGGTAGAACGGGATTGTGGCGGGGGCAGCAACCGGTGAAGCGATTGATGCGGAGCAGGCAGCGTAATTAAGCCCGACGCCCCCCGCGCCACCCCCCGAGTTGTTACCTCGCAGCAGGGCTAGTGTCTTGCGTGCTCGCTTGAACACGACAGCCCCTTAAATGACGCACTCAAGGGTTATGTCGTAGCTCGACCCGCTTAACCCCCCTACCGTACTGAGGAGCAAGTCCCCGATGTCGCCGGTCACCGCGTCGTTGTCGGTGTTGGGGTCGACCAAGTTGCCGAACTGTTCGAAGTTGTCGTAGCCGTTGTTGGTGAGCACCATTGCCACGTCATCCGTGGTGTGATTCCAAGCCAGCTTGACGTAGGTGAATCCCTGCGTGGTCCAGCGGATCGAAGCGATCTTGATCTTGTCCGGAGCGACGCCGGCGGGGGTTGTCAGCGCTGAACGATCCACCTTGACGACATCGGTTTCGTTTCCGGTGTCGTAGATGAACGCGAGGTGGACGATGTATCTGCGCGAGTTGGTGTTCGAGAACAGAACCCGGGCAACGACGGTATTGGCCATGACGGTACTCCTTTTCCGGTGCAGGCTTTACGCCCACCCTCCATACGAAGCGGGGGCCGAAGCCCCCGGTTTTTAACGCTCGCTGACGATGCGGGTATAGTCAACCCAGAGGTTGTTGCCCCCCGCGCCATTGCCGTTCACCATGCCGAAGAACGCACCAAGTGCTTTTGCCGTTGGGATGGTAGTCGTGGTTTTCACAACCTGCGTTCCATCGACGAAGCCGAACGCGGTCGCGCCGTCGTAGTAAATCGCAAGGGTGTGCCATGTATTGACGACCAAAACGGTAGCATCGCCAGCAGTGGTCGTGATACCCGCATCGGCGGTGTCCGTGTACATCACGGTGGTCGCCGCGCCATCGGCGATACCGAACGAAATCACGTCATCGTTGGCGGTGTTCCACAGCGTAACGGGGGTGGTGACCGCCGTCTGCGAGGACAGACCAAACTGGATGATGTTGTCCGTCACGTCGTCCGTGCGGATGCGAGTCTCGTAGAAGAACCGCTTGCCGGTGGCCAGTTGGAACGTCTTGTTCGAGTAGATCGCCACGCCTTCGGAGAGGGTAGCGTCCGTCAGTGCGAGGACGCCGTTACGTCCAACCGCAGCGGTTGTGGTGACCAGAGCCGTACCACCGGTGTCGATGGCTGCGCCTTGCCAGCCCCACGGAGTGTTGATAACCGGGCCGTTGGTGATGGAGGTAGCAACGACGAACTGGTGAAAGTCGTCATGCCAAACGTCGAACTCGGCGGAGGACATCATCCCCATGCCGGTACGATACCTGTAATCCGCGCCGTTAAGCTGCGGGCCGTGAACGATTGGACCTTTGAATCCTGTGGGCATTTTGATCTCCTTCAAGAAAATGCGGGTTTAGGTGGCTGGATACTATCAGGGTTTTCGGAGGGGATCAAGTAAAAGAAAGGCCACCCGAAGGTGGCCTTTCCTCGACCGGGAACCCCCAATCCTTACGCGCCGCTCGATGCGTACGCTCCGCGCGGGTTTCCGAACAGGAAGCCGTAACGCTCTCGTACCCGATAGCGTATGTTACCTGTGTTATCGTCGGAGTCCATCTTCTTGCGAAGCGGGGAGCGCTCGACGTACTGCAGGCCGTTCTCAGCGTCGGTGGTGATGAACCACGCATCCGGGTCACTGAGGAACACGTTGGTGGAGAAGCCGCCAGCGATCAGCCCCATCGACTTGATGGCGTTGAGATCGTTGTCAGCCGTACCCACGCGACCATCGGTCTTCAACAGACGCTGCGAGACGAACTGAAGTTCGGTCGGGACGATCAGCTTCTTGGCCGTCAGGTGCACCGGCAGGCCGCGCTCGTCAGTAGCATCGCCGATCAGGATCAGCATGTCTTCCAGCGAGGTTTCCGAGATGTCGGCTTGCGTCGACAGCGTGTTGGCCAGCGTGCCCCCACCCATCAGCGGATGGTCGGTAGCAAACAGAACCTTGCCGTCGCCGCCGGTGTAGCCAGCGGTGAAGCCGTAGTTCAGCAGGTTGGCACCCTTGACGTTCTTGGTGTATTGCATCGAACGGGCGAGAGCCTTGGCCATCTGCGAGCCGAGGTCGGCGTACAGGTCGTCTTCCTGCGCTTCTTCGGTGATCGCCACCGCGAGAGCAACAGTTTCGAACACCAGACGGGCAACCCAGCCTTCGGAACCTTCGTCGAAGGTGTAGCCGGAGCCTTCGGCTTTGACCACGCCGCCGCCCAGACCGGACATCAGAACCTGCTCGATGTACGCCTTCTTGGATTCCTTGGCAACGGTGCAGAAGTCACGCCAGCCTTCGGGTTGGGACTTGTACTCAAGTCCGAAAACTGCATCAAGCCCTTCTTGCAGTTGCTTTTTGATAAGTGCGCGATTCATTGCCATGATCGTTCTCCTTGATTAGGCCATGAGAGGCACGTTGTTGAACACAATAACCTTGGCGTTGATGCCCCAAGCGTTATCCGCTTTTGCCGCCAGCCCGTAAACCATCCACTGGCCGGTGCCGGTGTCACTGATGTCGATCTCCTGCCCGGACTGGCCGGTCAGCGTCGAACCTGCGTGGTCGGCTTCCATGTCGTAGGCAACACCTACGCTGGCCACAGTGCTGGTGGTGCCGGTGTCGGTCTGCACTTCGTACAGGATGTCCGGGTCGACATAGACGAGTGCCTTGACGACAGCAGCAGTGTCGGTCAGGGCAACGCCGGGCCAGTACTTCGAGAAGATCACTTCGCCAGCGTTGTTGCGGTACTCGCAGCCGGCGAACACGCCGAGGACGGTCGCGGAGTCTTGCGCCGCGATGTTGACCAGACCGGAAGCGAGGATCACGGAGTCGCCGTAATAGATGGCGGTGCCGTAGTTGTAAGCGATGGTGAATTCAGCGGTGCGGATTTCGCCACCACCTTTGTGCCCGCAGGGTACGAACCCACGCGGAGCGTCGACGTTTGCCATGATTGGCTCCTTTGTCAGATGAAAAGACTGTTTCGCCCCAACATCTGCGCAGAAGGAATAGTCGGCATCTGCGCCCAGCCAGCGGTTCGGGACACCAAAACCACCGTGTAAGCAAACAGCCTACCGACTATTTTCTACCTTGTCAAGCGCTTACTCGTCGTTTTTGATGTTGATCATCCTCGTCGAGGTTTTCCGCTCCTGCGTGATGGGCATGTCAGCGCGTGAGTGCTTCTGGAGTTCGCCTTCGATCCCTGCCGTGGTAGCGTCCGTCTTGGCCCGATAGTGGTCGTTGCGCTTCTTGACCATCTTCTCTGGCATCTCGCACAGCAGACTGCCCTCGACGCCGATGCAACCGGCCCACTTGCCGTGGGAGATTGTCGGGCTGTGCCAGCTGGCCGGCACGGACGACGCGGGACGGGGTTTCCAGCCTTCACGGAACTTGCGCGCCGTGTTGGTCGGGTCATCCTGCCCCATCGAGCCTACGCGAATCCAGCGCTGGACGAAGCCTTTGCGCGCGGGAGGGGCTTCAAGGCTGGTGGGGCGAACCCACGGCTTGTCCTCCTCGGCATGGACATCGACATCATCCCACGTCTCGTACTGGCGGGTTTCATGCACGGGCGGGGCCGCGCGGTCTTGTGAAATAGTGCGTTCCATCTTGTGTTCCTTTCTTGATTTAGGCGGCAGCGGGACGTTTGTTTCGAGCGTACTCACGGAGAACCTCCTTGTTGGCTGTGTCGAGGCCGAAGCGGCGCATGTTGGCCAGATCAGCCCGGGTCAGGGTGATGGTCTTGCGGGAGCGGTTGCTGGCCGGCGCATTCCCGGCAGGGGCGACGGGGCTACGGACAACTGCTGCCGACTTCCGCAGGGTGGGGAACGCCGCGTCGATGCGCGCATCCAGTTCGGTGTAGTAGTCAGTCGATTTGGGGTCGTACCCCTCACGGATGAGCTTCTTGTCGACCGACAGGACGAAATCCTTGTGCGCTTCAAACTTCGGATTGTTGAACCAGACCTTGTTCGCACCCAGCCACTTGACCGCCAGAGGTGCCGGGGCGGGACGTTGGGCGGGGGCGGCGGGTTGCGCGGCAGCGTTGGGTTGCGGCTGGGGCGCAGCGGAGGTGACCTTCTCCGGGTCGGGCAGGCTGGCCTTCGCCTGACGTACCTGATTCTGCTGGTAGCGCAGCGTATCCAGATCGCCCTTGGCCTTGAGTTCCGCATCGAAGTCGCCGGCCTCCTGCGCCTTGCGCACCTCTGCTGCCTTCAGCGCGATGTCCTTGTCGTAGGCGTAGTCGAGTGTCTCCGCGAACTGCCGTTGGATCACGGCGTTCTGCTTCTTCACCGCTACCAACTCGTCGTCGCGCTCCTTGGCGAGCTTGGCCACACGGATGGCCACGTCGCGCACCCGATCCCGCTCGGCGATGATCTCTTGGCGCAGCCGCTTCTCACGGAGGAACCGCTTCTTGGTTTTCTCCGATGCGCCTTCCATCGCTACCGCATCGGCGGCGTCCTCGTCATCCTCGGGCACAGCATCCTCGGCGACAGCTTCGGCCTCCGGTTCCGCTGCGACTTCCTCAGCAGCGGGTTCGTCCGATTCATCGGACTCATCGACTACAACCTCAATGTCGTCGCCGATATCGGCACCCTCGAACTCCGCATCACTGGGGTCGAGGTCATCAACTACTTCATTTTCTGTCGTCATGGTGTCTCCTTATTTCGACGTTTGCAGGGTTGCGGGGTTAGGCACGGTGGCGAGAATCTCGTCGTCGTTGATCAGCAGCACCTTGACGCCCTTGTGGGTGAGCTTCTGGCCAGCGTATCTGCCGAAGGCGACGTAGTCGCCCACTTTGGGGAAGTCCGGCCCGGTTTCCGTGCCTGTGCCCCCCAGCCGCTCATGCTTGCCAGCCATCGGCCCGAGCGCCACGACCTTCCCGATGAAGTTCAGGATTTCCTGCGCTTCTTGGTTTGCCAGCGCCAGCACGATTCCGCCCTTGGAAACTTCCTTGGGGCGGGTGGGTGCAACCAGCATCCGCCAGTAGGATGGCTTGGGCAAGTCTTCGAAAAATGCTTCAGGTAGCTCCGCGTCCTCGTTGCTCCACCCGGAATTGCCCTCGTCGTAGTTGCTCAATCTATTCTCCTTCGTCGTCGTTGAAAAACTTTTCGAAAACTTTGTCCGTCGCCTCGATGGCGTCGGCCAGTCCTTGAATCCGCCCCACCTGCTGCCGGTACTCGGCGTAGTCCGCCGCGCGCCCGGCGGAGAGCCGCGATGAAATGCTGGCCATCTCCTTGGCTATCGCCTCCCGCAAGACGGCTCGTATCTGCGTCAGTTGCATTAGCTTCTCCTTATACGAATCGTGCTTGTGGTTGGTTAATGCCTTGTGCTATCGGGGCCGGGCCCCCACCCTGCCCCTGCATCATCATGCGCGACAGCGCCGTCACCACGTCGGTGAAGGGTTTGCCCAGTGCCTTGCTGATCACCGCCAGTTCCCTCGGCGACATCTGCAACCCGGCCTGCTTGATGAACTCGTCCGCCTGCTTGACCAGTTCCGGGGAAATGCCGGCAATAGCGTCTTCCCGATCTACCTCCTGCGCAAGCTCGACGTTCTTCCGCTGCTGATCCGACTGGACTCCGGCATTCTTCCGCTGCTGCTCGGCGTCGAACGCCATCTGCTTGCGCTTTTCCTCGGCCTCGAACGCCGCCTGCTTGAACGCTTCGTCCTGCTGCGGTTGTTGCGCCTGTTGCTGGGCTTGCTGCTGCGCCTGTTGTTGCTGCATGAACTGCTGCATCGCCTGTGCTGTCATCAGGGCCAGTTGGCTCTCGATCTGCGGGGGCAACTCCTGCCCCAACGCCTCGGCGTTCGTCGCTTTCCAATTCATCGGCGGAAGCTGCACACCCTGCTGCGCCAGTACTTGCGCAATCTGCATGTACCCGGCCATCGCCATGTGCTCCGCGATGTGGGCGTTCATCCCTGCCTGCCGCTCTTGGGGCATCCCCGTCATCTGCATCATGTGCACCTGCAAATGCGCCTGATGGTTCTGCTCGATGAACGCTTTGATCGGACGGCCCAGCATGTAAGCACTTCCTTCGGACGCCGGGTCGAGCCGCTGCGCATCCGCCGGTTTCGGGAACACGCTCTCGGGGTTGGGGAAGCGCATAGCCGACAGCAAGCCTATTGCCGCCACGCGGCGGTCTGCAAGGTCGGGCATCGACTGAGCAAGCTGGAGGGCCGACTGCGCCATCGCTATACGCTGCGCGCTGCTGAAGATGTTGGGGTCCGACACGGGGATGACATCCACCCGCCCGTCGTAGTCGCTGCGCAGCACGTTCTGCTGGCCATCCGCCGGCATGTAGGGGTACACCTCGGGGAGCGACTCGCCGTTCAACTCGGCAAGGTGCATGAACTCCGTGCCGAAGGCGTAGTGCAACCGCTTGTGGATGCCGCTGAAAACCTTGCTGCCCTGCTCGATCTGCGCCACCATCGTACCCACCGGGCCGGTCGTTGCCGCGTCCCCTACCATCGTCTCGGTCGTCGCCGCAAAGCGCTGCCCCAGTTCCGTGATGGTCCCCAGCAAGCTGAACAGTACCTGACTCGGCTCCTTGAACGGTGGCGTGTAAAACGCACGGGCCAGTTCCTCCGCCGTCATCTCGGTGTCGAGCCACACTCCCGGCTCAAGCTGCACATCCCCGGGCAGCTTGGCATCCTTGGACTTGAAGCCTCCCTGCAGGGTAGCGAACGCGCCGGCGTCCAGCAGGATGCGCAGGATTTCCGTCGCCGCCTCACCGAGGTTGCCGATGCAGTGCAGCAGGCCGAAGCCGTAGAACCCGAACCCGGGCAGGAATTTCTTGTGCGTGAACCACACCCGCTTCTGGCGCGTCTCGTCCGTCTCCCGCCAGTTGCGCCGGATACCGATGATCGTCTCGCTCGCCGAATCCACCGTGACGATGTACGGCAGGGCGTAGTCATCCTCCATCCCGGGCAAGTCGTAGTCGATATGCACTTCGTAGAGGTGGTACTCCTTGTCGCCGTCCAGCCTCGCGCCGGGCTTTTCCTGCCCGTCGAGGTCCGTCAGCACCTCCGTCAGCGCGGGCTCCGCATCATTGTTGTCCTCGGGGTCGCAGTGCTCAAGCAACTCGTCCGAATACATCCCCGCCGCCACCGCGCGTCGCATGGCGTTCTTGGTCATCGGAATCACATGGGTGTAGCGCGGGGCCGTGGTCAGCGACTTGGTGTCGTAGGGGGCGATGAAATGATCCGACCGCACCCAGCGGGAGACATTCTTGCCCGTGACAGGGTCGGTGTATTGCTTGTCGAACTCGCTGCCCGAAAACGGCAGCAGGTACAGCATCTGGTCGCGCTCCTCGTAATACCCGCGATCCTCGATGGTCAGTTGGTAGTTCATGTGCTGCTCGATCCGCGCGCCCTGCGCCAGCACTTCGGGCGTCTGCTGCCCGATGATGTTCGATTTCACCGGCCCGCCGGGCGGGAGCAGTTCCGCCATCGCGCGCGCTTGGAACTGGGTCGCCGCTTCGATCAGCAACGGATGGGTCACGCGGCTGATACCGTTCTCCGCATCGTCGTCCGGGGAATAGACGCCAAGCGCCTTCAGCCCTTTCTTGAACGTACTGAACCATTCCTTGCGCGACTCGTCGTCCGCGCGCACCTTCTCCACGATGTCGCAACCGATTTCCTTCAACTGGTCTTCGGTGAAAATCTCCACCAAGTTCGCGTTGAACGGTATCGTGTCGATACTCAGGCACACCGCCATGCAGTCGTCTTCCAGCACCTCGCCGGTCTCCGCGTCGAGCGTGATCTCGTCGCGCTCCTCAAGGGGAATCTCGTCTTCCAGTTCCGCTGATTCGGGCAGGAGGGAGTCGTCTTGCGTCATCTTGTTCATGTACATGATCGTTTCCTTATATAGGCGTCAAGCCGCCTGCAGGCGGGTTCGGCGACGAGCATAGCTTCTTTGGGGAGGGCTGTCACCCTCCTCATCGTCGTCTTCCTCATCCTCGGGGGTTTCCAGCATGAACATGCGCCGGGCGTAGTTCAGCGCCATCGTCACCGAGTCGACCGAGTCATCTTCCGGGCCGGCGGGGAACGCCGCACATACGTCGATCAGATTCCTCGCCCACTTCCTGTCGGGGTAATACACCACGCCTTGGGACAGCGGGATGGTGGCCGCGTCCGCGCGGCTGTACTTGGTTCCCAGCGGCTTGATGGGCGACACGGGGATACCGCGCCGGCGGAATTCTTGGTAGAGCGGGATACCGCTCGACGCCTTTTCCACGATGATCCGGTCGGGCTTGTATTCCTTGTACGATGCCAGCGCGTTCTCCAGCAGATCGGGGAAGTCCAGCTTGTGCAGGGTGTATTCGATGACCATCAGGCACAGCCGCCCGTCGGACGGGCGCTTGAACACCCCCCACGTTGTCCGCGCCGTGAAGTCGTTGTGCTCCGCCGTCTCCGATGCCACGTCGTAGGACTGGAACACATAGGTCATCGTCGGCAGTTCTTTGCTGCTCGGCCACATCTGCCACCACTCCGCGCGCAGCAGCCCGCCTTCTTCGGCCACCGGGGATTGGAGGTACAGCGCCGACCACGCGCGCGGACTCATCGTGGAGCCGTTTTTGGTCCGCATCAGGTCGAAGATCGGGAACCGCCGGGGGGCGTAGGAATCCCCCGCCTTGAAGGTGATCGGATCGTCTTGGAGGTACTTGCGGTATTTCGGGTCGTGGCTGATGCGGGTGAGCAGCGCGGCAGCGGGTTCGTCGAGGATAGCCGGGATGGACAGTACGTCCCATTTGTCGGCATCGGGGTTGATTGCCTGCTGCGCCAGCAGCCGGCCCGAGAGGTCGTCGACCGCCCAGCGGGTATTGATCAGGATGATGGCACTGCCTCGCCCGGTGACGTAGTCCCGGGGCATCTGCCGAGAGTAGAAGCCGGGGCCATACCACTGCCACACCGCCTCCTTGGCCGTGCGGCTGATCGCCGTCTTTTCGTTCAACAGGTCGTCGAGGATGCCCAGCGCGAAGCCCTTGCCCGCGATACCAGTATCGACGCCGGCGGTACTGTACTTGCCGTTTTGCGTGGTGGCCCATGCGGAGACGCTGCGACTGTCCTTGGACAGCTTGGTGTTGGGGAACACCTCGGCGTACTCTGCCGTTGTCAGCAGGTTTCTGGATTCCCGACCAAAACCCTCGGACATCGTGGCGCTGTGACCGACCTGCATGATTTGCTTGGATGCGTTGTGGCCGATGAAGTACGTCGGGAAGAACACCGACGCCATCTGCGACTTGCCGGTACGGGGTGCCACGAACAGCATCAACCGGTCAATGTCGCCGTCCGCCACCGCCTGCAGTCGTTCGGCAATGGCGATGTGGCACTCCTCGATGACGAACCAAGGAGCGATGTGGTTGATGTAGTCGAGGAAGGTGTGCCCCCGCTTTCGCAAGGTGTTTCTGCGCAGGTACTCCTGCACCACGACGCGCTCGTCGGCGGCAAGGAGGGAGAGATCGAAGTCCGCAATGGTGTCAGCGGGGGTCACTTCTTTGCTGCTTTCCGGGACATCGCCAAAAGCACTTCAGGGTTGGCAAGATGCCGCGCAAGCGCTTTCTCCGCGATCTTCGCCTTTGTCTCTGCCGACATCGCCCGCCTTGGCCGCTGTCGAAGTTTCTCCTTCCCTTCGGGCGTAGAAAAATACGCCCGTAACGTCTCCGCCCGCTTTTGGTTTGATTCCTCCGAGTTGGTTTTCCCCCGGTTACCAGCGGCGATGCGCTCCTTCCGTAGCTGGTTTGTCGCAAAACTCCGTTGCTGCGACGCCCGCATACGGGCCAGTGTCTGCTCTGAAAATGTACGCCCCTTGAGTTTGCTGCGGAGGTTCGCCACTATCGACGGGTCAGCGGCGATCTGCGCTTTGCGTGTCGCACTCTTTTTCGCCTTCGTTTCCGCCGACACGATGCGCCCCTTTCCCGCTTCGGCTATTCGTTTCCGTGTCGCCTCGGTAGGGACGTACCCACTCGCCCCCTCACCGCCGTCCGTCAAGTTGCACAACTCAACGCCCATGCGCCGCAAACACTTGATCAGCCCTTTCTCCAATTCGAATGCAATAGCTTCCGAGGAACAGTCGCGCTTACCCACCAAGATGCTACTTGTGCCGTACTTCCCTGTAACGTGCTTGTGCCAAGCGGTTCGGTCGTGCATGTTGTGCGCGCGCCGCCCATGCCCTTTCCCCACATAGAATGGGGTTCCATCGGGGCGGCAGTGGATGTAGGCGTAGAACGCTTTACTCGGCGTCATAGGTAATCCCCTCCGGTGCGGGCGGCTTGGGGGTACGTTTAAGGACAAGTTGCATGACGCGCATCTCAAGTTCCCCGTCAGACATAGCTTTTACCAGCTGCGCCATGTCCGCCAAGGACTCGGGGGCCCCCTTCCCCACAGACGCCGCCGGATTGTCTAGCCCCGCCCACTTAACCGTACTCTGAATCAATGAAGCCCGCACAGCGGCGGGGGTTTGGTCGCTCGACGCCATCCGATACACCATGTTCAGGTACAACTCGGCTTGGCTGGCGGCTTTTTTGCGAAAACTCCACCCTTCCGTCTGCATTTCCTCGCGGAGCGTGTCGTATTCCTTGCGAAACGCGGGGTTGGCAAGGATTTTCTTGAATTGCTCGGGGGCTAGGTGGTAGGAATCGAGGATTTCCTGCAGTGTGCCGACTTCCAGCACGAGATCGAGTGACAACCCACGGGGGTAGGGTGCCTTTTCCGAGGGATCGGTCGGCAGGTTGAGCGAATCAATGAAATCGGAGGGGGTCATTGGTCGTTGCAGCCCTTATAGACCGAGTAGTGGCGCTTGATCCGCCCCGTCCGCATCCGCCACGCCTGCCGCTTTTCGTTTTCGCACGCTTTGCAGTACCCCCGCCGACCATCCTTGCGGGTTTTGTCCGGGCAGAAGCACGTCTCCGGGAGGAGTTGGTCGCAGTTTGGGCAGTTCTTGTAATTCATGGGGCACTGTAACGTACAACGGAAGTACCGTCAAGCGATTTTAGGAAAGGAGGTACAGGAAGAGGAATGGACGTACTGAAGGTGAATTGGCTGCTGGGAATCGGGCGATTTTAGAAAGGGACGTACTGAGAGAGGAATGGCTGCTGGGAATCGACGCGGACCCTTTCTAAGCCCGGAGGCCGACCGACTTGCCCGCCCCCCGTGGGTGGGGGGTAGGGGGCGGGGGTAGCGAAAGACCATCAAAGGCCGGCGGCTTGCGTAAAATACTTGGGAAACTGTAGCGAAAAGACTTGACTTCTATCCTAGTAGAGAGTAAAGTTCAGTCATCGGTTGGATTCAACCGGATTCGGGGTTCACCGCTCTTTCTTACTGCTAGTGCCGCATGGGGCTTTCCATGCACTAATGTTCTAGGAGAACATTATGGCCAAATCGGCCCGTAACACGTCCGGCGCGACGCAAACCGCCACCACGGTCTGGACCACGGTCCAGTTTTCCTCGGCTCAGGGCAAAGCGCTCAAGGCCAAGCTGACGCAGATCAACGCGGAAGCCAAAGAGGTCAAGGCCGAGATCGAAGCGCTTGCGCTGTCGGTTCTGCCTGCCCCGCCAAAGGGCTTCGAAGTGGTGTTCTCACACCGTTTCGGTCTGGGCTACGCTGTCGTGCCGATCAAGGCTGACGACGGCAAGGCCAAGACGGTCAAGTCCGGTCCGGCGATCTAGTAGAAAACCCCGGGGCGCAAGCCCCGGCCCCGGGGCCAAAACTATGATCAACATCAAAACCGTTAGCGGCGGGTTTCTCGCCCCGCAAGCCGCAGCCAAAGTATCGGCTGCCCCCGTAGTCTGGTTGTGGCGCGCCACCTTCTCCCGTAGGGGAGTGGTGCAGCAAATCACCAGCCGTTCGTTCGAAGCGATGGCCATCATGGCAGAGATTCGGAAACGGAACGGCTGGAGCATGAGCGGGCGGATTAAGGTCCGCGCGCAGCAGTAAGCAGTACCCCGGGGCGACCGCCCCGGGTTTTTCTCTGGAGGTTGCTATGTGGGAAGTGTTCTATATCGACTCGCTGCTGCGCTACCGCGTGGCGTGCGAGTTCAAAACCCGAAAGGCTGCGAAGCAATTCTGCGAGCAGCACCCGGGGCACGGGTTCCGCAATGCCGCAGCATGGCGAACCATGTGACCAAGCCCGCTTTCGCGGGCTTTTTCTTTTGTGCGGCGCACAACCATTTTCTACAATCGTTGGAAATCAACGACTTAGCTTTTTGGCGGCGGTTTTCTGTGCTTTTTTATGACGGAAGCCTATGGTTTTGGGGCGTGTGTTATGCTGTTGTGCTAGAAAACAGGGTGTTTTTCTATGCGTCGTGGCATAAAAACAGCGCGGAAGCCCGTGGGCCAAGGGTTTGCGGGCGATTTGCATGGTGTTTTGGGTCGCTGCTGTTTTTGTAAGTGGTTGATTTTAACCCCATTCGCCGGAGGCCAGCCGCTCGATTCCTTAGTACGCGCGCATAATACGCGCGACGAGGCCATGCTCCTCGCATATAGGGGACTTCGGCTGGAATGCCGGTGGCTCTAGGCAAGACAGCGTTCCATCTTTTTTTCTTGTGTTTCGGAGGCTGCACGGGAATGCCAACGAATCAATGACTTACAAAACGCCCGGTAAGTCTGCACATTTTTAGGGATCGCCAAGACCCGCGTGGCAGTAGGAAAACCTCTATATATATCTTTTAAAAGAATATATATATACCACTTTTAAAGTTGCTATCCGCTTTTTATTTTTAGGGGGGTAGGGGGTAGTTGACCCTAGGTACCCTGCCATCCCACTTTTATTTCCCACCCGCTCCTCAAAAAAAGTGCTCTTTCGTCACTTCAAAACAAGATAGCCACCCCCTCCGTCCTACTGCCACAACGATCTCCGCCATCTCTCGAAAATGCCCCATTTTCTATGCCATTTTTAAGTCATTGATTCCATGCATATACACAAAAATTTTTATGCATCGCGTCATATTTTCGAAAAAAATCCCTGAAAAATCAAGGGCTTAAAAACGCCGTCGATTTTCATCTTATACTGCCGACTCAAATTTGCGGTTCGGCATTGCCCCCTATAGGACAGGCAATCAACAAAACTGCACTCCTGATCGGTCAGGAGAGAGGTACTTCTACCCGTAAAAAGCGTCGGTTACACGACGAACTGGGCCTTACGCACCGAACAAATCGAAACCAGCAACGCAGGACTCCCCTGAAGTAGGGGGTGTGGCAGCACTGTAAAGCGTAGGGCGCAGCATCAACGTGCCGGTCGGGAACAGCGAGACGATGGACTACGAAACAGAGACACACCCATTCAAAGACGTGCCGATGGGCATGGTGATAACAAAAAGGGGGACGAGACCGATGCTGGCAACTGCACCGAGCGGATAAACGCTTGTCTGTGGGACTGCATGGTGAGGAGAATTTCTCCAACCACCCATGATTCATCCACAGCTTCACTAAAACCGACTTTGGAGAGACCCCTTGATAGGGCAGAACTCTCGGACTTAACGGTGCAGAACTCATGGGATTGATGGAAGAACCTGCTTCGTAGCACTGCATGGCATTCATGCCTAAACAGGAAGCACCAGTACCCCAATGCCTCAGTCCCCATTCTTAACCCCTGCCCAGTGGGGTTAAGACGTATATCGAAATTGGGCTAAAGAAGCATCCTCTAATGAAGTACTGGCCGTGCAGACCCACGGAGAATCCACTAGGAGAACAGCCATCATGGCTACCCAGACCCAAAGCATCACCCGCACCATCCTCACCCCGACCGTCGTCACCACCGACGAACTGCGCATCACCCTCAACCTCAAGACCCCCGAGGGCTGCACCAAGAACGAGGCGATCCGCTTCAACAACGAGCTCGTCCGCATCTGCAAGGCCCGTGGCTTCATCCCGATGGTCACCAAGAAGGACACCGTCGAGGACGACGCGGTTACCCAGTAACCAGCAACACCGCACTACCCCACCCCCTCACCGGGGTGGGCGCTTCACCTACTACCCACTCATTCACAGATCAGGAGCCCCACCATGCATTACGACCTGAACGACGAACGCAGCAACAACTTGCTGCACACCCTTGAACGGAGAATGTTTTTGTCCGAGCAAGAGGCCACCCGTACCGGATCGTGGCTGTCCAGCAAGCCCAACACCCACAACTTCGACCCCTCCTACATCACCGAGGTCGAAATCACCCGCTGGCACGCCTTTCAGGCGCAGCAGAGCCGTGCCCAGCACTTCGTGTACCGGATTGAAAATCTCCGCAATCGTGTCGCTACCAACCTCTCCAAGCGCCTCGACCCGTACAAGAACGGACAGCGCAGCGCTACCTACCGCACCCGCATTCTCTGGACCCGCTGGGATGAGCGGTCGTTCCCGTTTTTCCGCCGCGACAGTGACAACCAGCGGGAACTGCACCACTACGGCCCCTTCCGCTCCCCACCGGAGCACCTCTGGCTTCCGGCCCGCAACTGGGTGGTGCGCAATGCCTACGCCAAAGCGGAAGGGTGGCTCAACACACGTCGCCAGTACCGTGAGACTGGCCGTGCCGTGGCCAAGCAACTCTCCATCCCCTGTGCCCTCTTGCGGCACGACAAGAACTCGTTCGTCGCACTCGAACACCTGTGGCAGATGATTCACGAGGGAAACCCCATGCACCGCATCACCGATATCATCTACGGCAAAGCGCCGCAGATTGCGGAAGCCAAGAACAACTTCGACCGCAAGGGGTACACCTACCTCGATATCCACATCCTGACCCACTCACAGCAACTCTCCAAGCCCCTCCCCGACCACCTCGTCACGCTGCTTGCCAGCCACCAACTGCACAAGTCCGACGACCCCAGCGACCCCACTAAGATTGCGTACGCACCATCGTTCGCCTATTTCGCCAAGGACAGGTTCATCCGCACTTCCCTTGGCAAGTACCTGACCAAGTTCCTCGGCGATTACCTCACCGAGGAGCAAATCCGCACCGTGGCGAACACCTACAACGCTCGCAACAAGCCCCTCACCCTGCATCTCGTCCCGCCGACTGACCCGAACGGTTGGGAGTGGGTGTATGAGCACGGCACGAGCTTCACATCCTGCATGACCTACGACCGCAACGAACGCTACCTCATCGAGGAAGCCTGCGGCCTCAACCACCCTGTCCGTGCCTATGCCCACCCCAGCAGCAATCTCCACCTCGCCTATATCGGCGTCCCCGGCACGGAAGTCTGGGCCAGAACCATCGTCAACCCGACCAACAAAACCTACGTCCGAGTCTATGGGGATGATCGGATGTACAACCTGCTCCAGACACAGGGCTACACCGAGCACCGCAGGGACTGCTGCATCAACCAGCCCGTGTCCCTCATGCCCCGCAATAACCCCGACGATCCCCACGCGCTGTTCCTTCCGTACCTCGACTGGGGGCAGGTGACGTTCCTCGACGACAAGCGGGACAAGCTGGTGTTCATCGACAGCAGCATCCACGTCGGTGTCGGTGGCGGTTCCAACGGCACAGCATCCACCCGGTTCCTCCGCACCCTCGAAGATCAGCTTGCTACCCCGAAACCCTCCGAGGATGATGAGGATGAGGATGAGGATGAGGATGAGGATGATGATGAGAACATCTACTGCTGCGATGACTGCGGCGATGACGTGGATGAGGACGATACGACCTACATCGAATCCCACGACCACCGGGTGTGCAGTTCCTGCCTCGACAACAACTACCAGGAAGCTATCGTCAACCGCCGTGGCGGCACGGGTTGGATCCACGAGGACGATGCGGTCTACTGCGAGTCCAACGGCAACTACTACACGGACAGCGTTACGGACTACCACGGTGTGCGGCACTGCGAGTCGCGGGACAGCTACTACCTTGAGGACGATATGGTGTATGTCAGCGGGCGCAGCGAGTGGGTTCATCAGGATGATGCTGTTCGACTGGACCACCCCACCACGGCAGGCGGCGACGACTACATCCACGAGGACGACGTGACCACGACCGCTGACGACTTGTCCATCCACGACGATGATGCAGAGACGTGCGAAGTGACCCACAAGCGGTACTTCGCTCCGTCCATGTGGGAGATCGAGTGGAAGGACGAGACGACCGTCACTCACCCCCATGCCATTGCCCGCCGCCCCGAGTTGTTCAGCATCCTCCGCATCGAAGGGGAGTTTTACATTGTTGAACGAGGCCAGTCTATTGAATGCCCTCAGTTGCTGCCGTTCTTCGAAGCATTGGTTCACTACGGGTATCCCACGGAGTTCGCCAACGTCACCCTCCGCGACGACTGCGAGGGGGAGTCGGTCGACGACTTCATTGCACCGTTCGTTCTCGCTCTTTCCCTCGCCGCCTGACCCCCTACTTACAGGAGAGCTACCATGCACAAAGAACTCGTTGATATTCTGTCCCTCAAGCGGGGACACGGCTCGGTCGGCGAACGCAAGTTCCTCGAACAGTTCATCACTCCGCTCGAACCTGTCGTCCACATCAACCCCGACGACCAGACCGTCGCGGCGTACAGCGTCGTCATCCCTGCCGCCGACGGCACGGCTTGCCCCGTCCTCTGGTCTTGCCACGTCGACACCGTCCATGACCCCAAGGACGATGCCAAGCAACTCGCCCTGTACGATGCCGGGACATCCCTGTTCTACAAGCAGGACGGCAAGCCTCTCGGTGCTGACGACGGCGCAGGGGTGTGGCTGTTCCTGCAGATGATCGACCGCAACGTACCGGGAACCTACCTGTTCCACCGGGGCGAGGAGCGCGGCGGCATTGGTAGCAAAGCGATGGCGAAGCACCACTCCGGCTTCATCAAGACCCACACCCATGCCATCGCATTCGACCGGCGCGACACCTGCTCCGTCATCACTCACCAGTCCCGTGGTCGTTGCTGCTCGGACAAGTTCGCTACCCACTTCGCCGTCCTTCTCAGCGACTCAGTGTATGGACTCAAGCCCGACTCCGGTGGCATCTACACCGACACGGCGGAATACACGGGGCTGGTCGGCGAGTGCACCAACGTCAGTGTCGGGTACTTCAACGAACATGGTGGCAGCGAGGTGCTGGACATGGAGTATCTCAGCTGGCTCCTTGACCGTCTGCTCAACCTCGACATTGCCACAATTCATTCCGTCAGCGAGCGCAATGCCGGTGACCCTGATCCTGACTGGCTCGGTCGTTATGCTGGGTACTACAAGGGGTATGGGGCTGCTTACGACGACAACTGGACGAATTACCGTGGCCTGTCCCTCGTCCCTGACGAGGATGAGTTCCAGTACGACGCCTATCGAGACCACACTGACGTGACCAAGCTCACCACCAAGGCACTCACCAAGTGGGTGCGGAAAGCTGACACCCGTGACATCGTCGAGTTGATCCAGTCCCTTGCCGACGATGCAGCGTACTTCGCCGACGAGTTGATGCAGCTTGAGGTGGACGCCGCTACCGACACCACTACCCTTGATGAGGACGCAGCATGAAAACATCTGAATTGATTGGCCCCGATCTTGATTGGGCGGTGGCGAAGGCGAAAGGGGTAAGACTTTCAGCATTACAAGATCATGGGCATTTCGAGGTCCATTTTGCAGATGAAAACGGCGGCGAAATTTATTCACCATCGACCGACTGGGCGCAAGGTGGCCCGATCATTGAAAGGGAGAAGATCGCCACGGTTTATCGAGCAGGGGAATACTGGCTGTCTTACACGTTTGATGGTGCAGAGTTCGAAGGTATCGGCCCCACCCCGCTCGTCGCAGCCATGCGCTGCTACGTGTCATCGAAGTTGGGCAACGAGATTGACGTACCGGAGGGACTGAAATGACACCCGAGCAACGCAAGAAACTGGTCGAAGGATACCTGCCCTACCTTGACAACCACTGCCCGAAGCAGGGCAAGAAGCGCGACGAGATGGAGCAGGCAATCATGGTGGGTGCATTGGCCTATGCCACGGCACTCGAAACGCAGGAAGTGTTCTTGACCCTGCTGCTGATGAGCGGCAGGTTACTTACGGAGGAAGTGAAATGACCGTACTTGATTCCTGCAAAACAGGAGCGTACTATTACGACTCCAACCGAGAGAAGATTTACTTCAAGGACATTGCCAAGGCAATCCGAAACCAGCACCCCAAGCTCGAAGGGCAGCACATCTTCGCCCAGCTTGACGCCCTCGGCTTGCGTGCTGGTTTCAACAAGGGGGAAACCCCTTGTGCTTTGCCCTACTCATTCACTGACATTCACTGAAAGGAAATCAAAATGGCTGATCTCGTAGAGAGCATGGTTCGCAACGCGGACACCGCCCAGTCGTGGCACAACAAGGAAACTACCATCCCCGCAGACGCTCCGTTCGACGCGTGGTTCGACGCCAGCGGCTTGAACTGGAAGGCGTGCCGCAGCAAAGTACGCTTCTGCACCGACCGCATCGGCACCATAGCGGAGATGCCGGAGAAGCATGTCATCTTCCGCGGCGACACACTCAAGCCCCTTGCCATCGTCGGCGAGGACTACCGCATCGTGCAACCCCGTGAGATTCTGGAGTTCTTCCGCGAGTTCTGCGCATCCAATCAACTCATCATGGACACGGCAGGCGTGCTCGCAGGAGGCCGGAGGGTCTGGGCACTGGCTCGCACCGGCACGGAGGTTGTCATCGGCGGCAAGGATATCGTCAAGCAGTACATCCTGCTGGCCACCAGCTATGACACCAGCCTCGCCACCATCGCCAAGCACACCAGCGTCCGTGTCGTGTGCAACAACACCCTCACCATCGCTGCCAACAACTCGGAAGCCAGCATCCGTGTCCCGCACTCGGCGGTATTCAATGCATCGCAAGCGCAACTCAGTCTCGGCCTGTTGGCGGAGGACTTCGCGCAGTTCGGGGTGTATGCCAATGCGCTGCACAAGCAGCACGTTGAGCCGAGCGTGGCGGCACGCTGGTATGCCGAGTTGCTCAAGGATCGGGAGGTAACCGACGAGGAGTTCGCTGAACTCATGGATAACCGTGTTCTGCGTGGGCTGATGAAGTCGTACCAGTCTGCGCCCGGAGCGGAGGCCACCACATGGGGCTTGGTAAATGGGGCAACGGCATTCGTCGATCACGTCAGGGGGCGCAGCTACGACACTCGGATGAACGCGGCATGGTTCGGTGCCGGAGCCAACCTCAAGGAGCAGGCGTGGCAGAAAGCAACTGGCGGGGTGATGGTATGACAATCAAATCCATAGAGGACCGTGTCATCCGCATCGAGTCGAAGCTGACTCGGGCAATGCGCGGGCTGGGCATGGATGCGGAGGGCAATCCCCTTGTGGGTACGGTGCTTATCGACGAGGACACGACCAACGCGATACTGGATGCGCTGGATGGGTACATGAACCTGATGGACAAGCACGATGGCGTGACGTTCGTCGAGCGCCCCGAGTACAACACGACGGAAGCCTTGTATAACAAGCTACTCGACTTGAGGAACGCCCGATGGAAGAACAACTAGACCTATACGCCCGCTTCGATGCGCACGACTCGGCGGAGGACTTGCAAGCGAGGCTGCTTGAGGACGACGAGATGTGCGCGCTGACGGAGTTCTACAACTCGATGGAAAAGTTCAAGTGCGAAGCGTACGTCGCCCTTGAAATCGTTGGTATCGGCATCCTGCGGGAGGTATTCGTGTGGGAAATGCCTGACACCAGTGTCCTCGTCGTGGGGTGGAAGTCGGAGGATGAGATAGCAGTAGGAGTCCTCGCCCCCGGCGCAACCTTCACCCCTGTGCCGTACGCAAACGGCCAGATTCAAACCCTTCATTGACAGGAGAACAGCATGGCAAACGTGAATCACCCCGGCATTCTGGAAGAAGCACACGTCATAATTTTTGGTGATCGAGAAAAAACTTATGGCAACCCGGCGAAGAACTTGGAGAACATCGCCAATCTGTGGGAGATGTACCTGCGTGGCAAGGGCATCATCGACGAGGACTGCGACGGGCTGTTCGCCCAAGACGTGGCGTTGATGATGATCCTGCTGAAGACGGCGCGACTGATCAACACCCCTGACCACCGTGACTCTCTGGTTGACATCTGCGGCTACGCTGCACTCATTGAGCGCATCAAGAAATGATCCGCCGTAACTACGAACCCGACAGGGTTCAATGCCAAGCACTCAAGACCGACGGCAAACGCTGCACCCAGATAGCAACTTACTCGAATGGAGGCAAAGCCCTCTGCCAGCGCCATCATCTGATGATAATCAAGTCCAAGGAGAAACAGAAATGATAGAGATTCAAGCCAAGCAACTCGTCCGTGCCATGCAGGTTCTCGACATGCTCAACTGCGAGTACGCAATCAAGACCCCGGACGGGGAGGTATTCGGTGTGCTCAAGATCGCCGAACCGGAGAAGCCCAAGCGCAAGCACAAGAACCCGCGCAAGGATTACTCCCTGTACTGCATCCCCGACCGTGTCGGGGCCATGAAGGTCGGCGACGTGGAGGTGTTAAAGCCCCTCGAAGGGGACACGGTATCGCAACTGGCCAGCAACGTCTCGTCGCACGGGATTACCCGGTACGGCAAGGGCAACTTCACCACAACCACTGCCAACGGCGAGTGCCAGTGCATGAGGTTGGCATGAGCGCACAAAACATCACCGTCAGTCAACGCCCCGGCGTTGCCCTCTACGATGTGTGGATCAACAGCACCCACGTTATCCTGTCAACCGATGAACTGATCGCCCTGCACAACGTAGTGCTTGCGGCGTTGAGGAGTTGAGATGAAAACCAAGGAAGCAGATAAAGCGCACGAGGTATCGGAGCTTTTCCAAGACCTAATCGTGTCGATGGGTGTCACGCTGTTATCCGGCCTGACTAAAGAGCAGCAGGAGTATGTGCTGACGAAAGCCCACGACGAGTTCCGTTTCTGGCGCATTGAGGAGGAGTTGAGATGAGCAAAGACACAGGAGGGACGGCATTTCCCGTGTATCCACGGAATGACGGGCGGGAGGTCGTGGGAGCACTCGGCATGACCCTGCGCGACTACTTTGCGGCGAAGGCACTACCAGAACTCGTGGTGCTGTGCGCTAGCGATAACCCGGGGGACAAGACCTACCAAGAACATGTCGCCGGGCACGCTTACTTGTTGGCCGACGCAATGTTACTGGAGCGCGAGAAATGAAACTCCCCCACAGGCAAGCACCAAGCGGTGTTGAGTGGCTGATCCTCTGCATCGGCCTAGCCGGTGTGCTGGTGCTCTACACGATCACGCTGCACAACTACTCATTCGCCAAGGGTGTGCAGTCCGTAGCACCATGCGTCAAAGCGAAGCCGATGAGCCGCGTTGCGATGATGCGGTGGATTCGATTCGAGAAAGCGAAGGGGGTGTGAGATGAACAAAGAACTAGCACTACGTCTTCTGATGCTGCTGTCAGCACTTGAGTCATGGGGATTCTCTACGAAGAATATGTTCCCTGACTTCCTGCATGAAGAACTGAACGCGCTGATGGACGAACTGCGGAAGGAGTTGCTATGAGCCGGGAACTATTGAAGCAGGCGCTCCGTGCCTTAGAAGATTTCGATAAGCACACCAAAGGGGTGATGATCCCGTCAACTAGAAATCAAGGAAGTGACGCCATCACCGCAATCCGCGCCCACCTCGACACACCGGAGCAGGAGCCTGTTGCTAAAGTTGTTGATGCCGGTGGAATCTGCCATTTCCCCAAACTACAGTGGAGGTCTGCGAACCATTCGCTTGAGACTCCAATCGGTAGCAAACTCTACCTCCACCCCGCACCTATCCCTCCCGGCTGGCTTCGTGCAGTCGATGAAGCAATGGTAGGTAGCCATCTCGGAGTAGCAGATGCATCCGACAGCTACGAAGTCGCTAAGAAGAAACTGAATGATCTGATCTGCTGGAACATTGACGTGGCTACCGATCCTGCTGTGAATGGCGGCATGGTGCTTGTGCCGGAGGAGCCGCATTTCAAAGATGTAGATGTTGAGTGGTTGCGTTCTGTGTTGCGTCACGCTGACAAGAATCCTGATTATTTTCCAGAAGTCCAAGCAGGCAAATACACACTTGACGGGGATTCTGCTGAAGTGATTGCGGAACTCTACGCCGCAGCGAAAGGAGAATGAAGATGATTCCTGACTACAAGCACACGGCTCCTACCGAAAGCATATTCACCATCAACACGCCAGAGAAATCCGAATGGACGTGCCACCTGTTCGGCAGCAAGCCGGGAGGTTGTGGGCTTATTTACTGGCCGCGCAAAGGGCAAGTCCCAAACTGGTTCGTGCGCTGGATGATGAAGGTGTGCTTCGATTGTACTTGGGTGAAGGGAGAATGAAGATGACTATTGAATGCCAACATGGGCTACTTGCCAGAGTATGCGAACTGTGTGAGCGAGACACCGAAATCATTATTCTCCGCGACAAGGTGGAGGAACTTCAAGGCGCTCCAGATGTACTGGTACAGAACGCTGCACTTACTGGGGAGAACATGATCCTGCTGCGGAAGGTGGGGGAACTGACGCAGGAGCGCGACCACTACAAGGAAATGGACGCACTGCACATCCAGTCGCTTGGGTTGAAGTCGGAAGAACTCGCCGCCAGCCAAGCCCGTGAAGCAGCACTGCGGGAGGCGTTGGGAACTATCGCCCACTACGACAATTGGGGTGAAGATGGTTGTTGGGAATCTGACAGTTACCCTGACGAGATAGCCATTGCCGCTCTCGCCACCTCATCCGGCACCACCGCACTCGACCGAGCCTGCAAGCTGTATGCGGCGGGGGTGTTGCGCGAGTTATGCAAGTTCGCGGCGACGCATCAGTGCAACTTTGATCTGTGGCTGCTAGACAAGGCCGAACAACTTCGCAAGGAGGCTGAGTGATGGCCGGACTACCAACAACAGAAATGAAACCCGGTGGCGGATACGTCATGTGTCTGCACGACCAGATCAAGCACCTCGAAGCCGAGAACGCGAAACTGCGGAAGGCACTTGAGTACATCAGGGAGCATCGCCTGTGGATCAACTCGCACTGCAAGGCGGTAGTCGAAACTGCATTGAAGGAGGCGCAATCGTGACCGACGAGGAAATCATTGAAGTAGCGAAGCAGTTATATGGTGACGATCTAACAGAAGCACAATTGCGCAACCACAAGACAATAACATTCGCCCGACTCATCGCCGCCAAGCAGCGGGAGATTGATGCTGCGTTGTGTGAGGCTGAAGAACCTTGGGGGAACGAAGCTGACGCTTGGGCCGAGAAGTGTTTGCGTAAAGCCGCCGCCGCCATCAGGAGCCAGAAATGAAGAAACTAAACCTAAAGCGCATAGCCGCTGCTGATGACAAGATTGCTGCCGCAGCAGACGAGATGATTAAGGGACCGATGTACTTCATCGAAGCGATCCTGCGCAAGCATGAGCAGGCTGTGCTGGAAGTGATGGCCGAGCAGCAGGAAGAGATTCAGCGGCTGCACCATGCCCTTGAGAACTGCGGCCTCTTGGCAGCGAGAAACCGTGATGTCGCTTGGGCAAGGACGATTCTTGGGTTTTGTGCTGAAGCCGGTGTTGCCGTGAGCACGACACGATGACTCCCCTCGAAAAGAAGATCAAGCGCACCCCTTGGAAGTATTGCAAGGAGTGCAAGTGCGAAATCAAAAGCCCAACGGGTTACTGCCATGAGCACTGGCGCGGTGATCGCTGGACGGCGCAACCTTACGGACTTGGCAACGCACCGGCTGAGTTCAAATTCACACCATCAGAAGGGAGAATGAAATGAACTTCTACTGCCAGATACTCCCCGAAGATGATGGTCGCCGTGAGCAACCAATACCTGAACGGCTTGCTGATGTTGAGGCAGCAGGGCACCGGCTTGCGCTTGAATTGGAATGCCTGCTGATGGACACCAAAGACCTGCCGATACAGAGCCGCTGGTGGGACACGGCGATGGATGCTCTGACCGCATGGCAAACCCTTTACCCGTACAACGGGCCGAGATTGGGAGACTGAAATGATCCACTTCTACCGCCTCATGCTTTACCTCACCCAACTGGAACTGGCCTACTTCAAGAAGCACGTCCACAGTTCCAAACACATCGCGGCACTCATCGCTGACGAACAGCGGTGGGAGAAGGCGTTGTGGGATTGCAAGAACCCGTTGATACTTGGAGAATGGAAATGACACAGTACAGGAAGAAACCAGTAGTGATTGAAGCGTTCCAGATGACCGAGGCTCGCCGCATGGACAACAGCGAATGGCCAAACTGGTTGAATCAGGCGTGGAACAAGAGGGAAGGAGAAGTTGGCGCGCTGTTCCGCAAGGACATGGACGCTGAACTTCCCGACCTGTTGTGCATTCAAACGCTTGAAGGCATCCACCTTGTGACTTGGGGCGATTGGATTATTCAAGGCGTCAAGGGCGAACTGTACCCCTGCAAGCCCGACATCTTCGAGATGACCTACGAACCGGCTTAACTACGAACCCTCGCCCCCGCTGCGACTCCTTCAACCGTTTGAGGGTATCGGTGAGACAGCGGTGTGGCGGGGGCTTTTTATGGAGAACCACATGACATACCAATTCAAGACAACGATCTACGCAACGGATCAGGACGGCGGCGACGTGGAGGTGGATGTCCGCATCCATTACGACGCGCATTACCAAGCGGCCTTCACCACAGGACTGCCGGAGAACTGCTACCCCGAGGATGGGGAACTCACCATCACGGAGGTGGAGACGCTGCATGACTTGCCGCTCGGTATCACAGAGGACATGGTGACGCTGGCGGCGGAGGCCGACTCCGAGCGGCTGATACAAGAAGCGTGGGAGGATTTCTTCGGGGCAGATGAATAACATGACACATGCTTACACAGTACCGGCGCATCCTTGCCCGCCCGACTGGCCCATCCTGCTGCAACAACTACATATCTCCCACACAAACACAACGCGAAGTTGCGCTCACTGCGGGGGATTGTTTGACGTGCTTACTATCCACACACGAAAGCGGTATTGCACCAAATCGTGCCGTCAGAATTCCGAAGCGGCACTGAAACGAGCGAAGCGAAAGGTGCTCTCTTGCAAACCGGCACCGTAATGTTTTATACTCACCACATCGAGAACAGAGAGGTCACCCATGAGGGTAAAAATCAAGCGGCTCCATCCGGAGGCGAAACTTCCTGCGTACATGCGTCCGGGAGATTCTGCAATGGACTTGTTCGCACGGCTGGATGAGCCGCTGCGGATTCCCCCCGGCGAACGCCGGATCGTGCAGTGCGGTATAGCGGTGGAGGTGCCGGATGGTTACGGCATGTTCATCGTCCCGCGTAGCGGGTTGTCTGTCCGGCATGGGGTCACGGTGCATAACGCCCCGGGGCTGGTCGATAGCAACTACCGTGGCGAGGTGCGGGTCATCGTGCATAACGAGATGCGGACGTTCAACGAATCCTTCGAGGTCACCCCCGGTGCGCGGATCGCGCAGATCGTGATACTGCCTATACCTATCGTCGACTGGGACGAGGTAGATGTGCTGTCCGAGTCTGCGCGTGGCGACAAGGGCTTTGGCTCAACCGGGGTGTGACATGGACATCCCCATCGAATCCGGGGTGGAACTCCCCGCCATCACCCGCCCTCGTACCAAGGAACCGCTCTACCCCTTCGACAAGATGAAGGTCGGGCAGTCGTTCGTCGTCCCCTTGGACGGCGACCCGGAGGAGCAGGTACTCAACCGGCTCCGCACCGCAGTGAATCGCTACACCAAACAACAGTCGGGTACTGTCAAATTTACCGTGCGAGCCATGCCCGATGGCGTCCGCACATGGAGACTAGCATGAGCATGAACACAAAACTGGTGGCGCTGAAGGCGGCGCTGATGGACGCTGGTGTCACCTGCGACAACAACATGGATGCCGTGCTTGATGCGGCTACGAAGTACATCAAATCCCCTGCCGCAATCAACCCCATCCCGGTTATCCAAACCGATGCCCATTCTTCTGGGCCGCAGTTCGACGTGCCCGGGGAAGACGACCGTGAGTTCGTGGCAAGCCCGCCCGCCAAGCCCAAGGCAAAGGCCACCAAGAAGCAGAAGTAACCCGAGGAGAATCACATGAGCACACCTACTGGCTTCGAAGGGTACAAGCTATCCGAACTGGAGCGCATTGCCTACGACACACAGAACTTTCTGGCGCAGGAAATCCTGACCCGCTGCGCCACAACCACGATGGAGGACGAGTACCAGATGGAAGCTGCGGCCAAGAATCGCACACCGTACGTCGGAGGGAAGCCCACATGATCGACAAGCTCTGTCTGGACTGGGAAACTTACTACGACAAGGAGTTCAGCCTGTCGAAGCTGACCACCGAGGAGTATGTGCGGGACGCGCGATTCCAGATCATCGGTGTCGGGATCAAGTTCAACAATAATCCGGCGCGCTGGTTCACCGGAGCGAGCAACGTCAATGACGTGATGCGGATGATCCCGTGGCACAAGGTGGCGCTGCTGTGCCACAACACCAACTTCGATGGGTTCATTCTCTCCGAGCATTTCGGCCTATCCCCCCGGTTGTACCTCGACACACTGAGCATGGCCCGCCCGTGGCACTTCGCCACGGTGGGAGGTAGCCTCAAGAAGCTGGCCGAGCACTACGAACTGGGGGCCAAGGGGACGGAGGTGGTACAGGCCATGGGCAAGCGGCTGGAGGACTTCACGCCCGAGGAACTGGCGCAGTACGGGGAGTATTGCAAGAACGACTGCGAGCTTACCTCGGCCCTGTTCGACAAGCTGGCAGCGAAGACCCCGGTCAATGAGTTGCTGTTGATCGACCGCACGGTGCGGATGTTTTGCCAGCCCAAACTGGTCATCGACATGGCCCCGGTAGCGCAGCATCTGGAGGAGGAAATCGCCCGCAAGGAAGCGCTGCTGGTCGAGGTGGAAGCTATCGCCCCGAAGGAAGTCCTCATGTCCAACCCCAAGCTGCAGCAGTTGCTTGAGTCCTTGGGCGTGGATGTGCCGATGAAGATCACCCCCACCGGCAGGCTCTCCCCGGCGTTCGGCAAGACGGACAAGGAATTCACCGCGCTGCTGGACTACGAGGGGCACAACGCCGAATTGGTGCAGGCTATCATCGCTGCCCGGCTGGGTGTCAAGAGCACCATCGACGAGACACGTGCACAGCGGTTCATCGGCATCGCCCAGCGCGGCCCCCTCCCGGTTGATCTGCAGTACTGTGGGGCAGCGACGACGCAACGGTGGAGCGGTGGCAGCAAGCTGAACCTGCAGAACCTGCGCCGTGGCGGTGTGCTGCGCCGTGCATTGATGGCCCCGGAAGGGCAGGTGGTCGTGGCTGTCGACTCCAGCAACATCGAACTGCGGGTGAATCACACGCTGGCAGGGCAGGACGATACGGTGGCGATGTTCCGCGAGGGGCGTGACCTGTACTGCGAGTTCGCTTCCATCCTGTTCGACCGCCCCATCACCAAGGCTGACAAGTCCGAGCGGCAACTAGGCAAGCTGGCACACCTGAGTCTGGGGTACGGTTGCGGAGCGGACAAGTTCCTTGAGATATGCCGGCTCAACGGCGTGACCCTGACCCCCGGAGAGGCGAAGAAGATCGTCACCCTATGGCGAGACACCTACGCCCGCATTCCAAAGCTGTGGCGGGCCTGCAATGCAGCGCTATCGCATATCCTGTCCGGCGCAGAGACGTGGATCGACGAGCAGCAACTGTGCCGCACAGGCAAAGAGTGCATCACGACCAAGCCCCACAACCAGATTCTGTACCCGGGGTTGAACCAGCAGGGGGACAAGTGGACGTATAAGGTGCGTAACGAAACCAAGTACATCTACGGGGCCAAGGTGGTTGAGAATGTGTGCATCGAGGGCAGCACGCTAGTGCTTACCGAATATGGCTGGAAGCCACTGAACACCGTGGGAACCGAGTGGGTGCATGACGGCGTTGAGTTTGTACCGCACGGGGGAATAGTGTTTAACGGAATCCAACAATGTGTTACAGTGGACTCTGTTTTTATGACCCCGACCCACGAGGTGCTTACTGATGAAGGATGGAAGCCTGCACTGGAAAAACCGGAACCTTACCGGCCAATCATTCGGAATGCTCACTGCGATACAACCGAGCCACTCGGACGGGAAAAAAATGCACTGGCTTTTCAAGTGTACCTGCGGCAACGTGCTGACCAAGAGCGGGTATGCGGTAACCCGGGAAGTGAAGCGCGGGGGGGCACCGAACTGCGGATGCGCAACGAGGAAGCTGATCGGCGCGAAGAACACGACGCACGGAATGAGCCGCCACCCGGCCTACGCTGTGTGGCGCAGTATGTGCGACAGGTGCAGACTGCCTACGCATCAAGCATGGAAAAACTACGGAGCGCGTGGGATAGTGGTTTGCGCCGAATGGGAGGCATCCTTCGAGAACTTCTGGCGCGACATGGGGGCAACGTACCGTCGTGGGCTTACGCTAGATCGGTTGGACAACAACGGCGACTACGATATGCAGAACTGTGCGTGGAGAACTCACAAACAACAAGCACAGAATACTCGTCGCTACACCGGAGTGGATATGTTTGCTTTGTCGGAGCAGACGGGGGTGCCTCGGTCGACGCTGTACTACCGGTGGAAACGGGGGCTTCCGCTCATAAAGTCTACGACATTGTGAATTGCGGCCCCCGGAATCGGTTCGTTGTGCTCGGCGAAGAAGGCCCGTTCATCGTGCATAACTGCCAGCATCTGGCGAGGAACATCATCGCGGATCAGTTGCTGGCCATCTCCGCCAAGTACCCCGTGGTCCTGACGGTGCATGATGAGGTCGTGTATCTGGCCCCGGAAGCAGAGGCCGACGAAGCCTTGGCCTTCGGTATCGCTGCAATGAGTACCTCCCCCACATGGTGGCCGGCAATCCCGCTCGCTGCCGAGGGGGAATACGGAAGGACGTATTCGTGAAACTCTCTTTCTCCCACACTTCGCTGAAGGACTTCAACAACTGCCCCTTGTCTTTCTACCACAAGCGGATTCTCAAGGACGTGGTGTTCGTTCAAGGCCCGGAGGCGAAGTGGGGAGAGGAGGTTCACAAGCATTTCGAGGACCGAGTCAAGCTGGGTACTCCCCTGCCCTTCACGCTGGAAGCCTACGAGCAGGTGCTGGCCAAGTTCGATGGGCTGAAGCACGAGTGCGAGTTGCAGATGGCGCTCAACGACAAGCTGGAACCGACCGAGTGGTTCGCCGACGATGCATGGGTACGTGGCATTGCCGACATCATGGTGTGGCTGACACCGAAGAAGGTGTGGATCGGTGACTACAAGACCGGCAAGCGCCGCCCCGACTTCGACCAGCTTGAACTGTTCTCCCTGCTCACGTTCCAGCACTGCCCCGAGGTGGAGGAATGCACGACCTCCTTCATCTGGACGAAGGACAAGGCGATGGACACGGAGACGTTCCACCGCAAGGACGCCAACAAGATGTGGGAGCGGGTGATGAGCAGGATTCGCAGGGTGTATGCAGCACAAGAGAAGGACAACTGGCCCGCCAAGCCAAGCGGCTTGTGCGGATGGTGCGACGTGAAGAAACAGAAGGGGTGTGTTTATGCCAGATAAGGAGAAGAAGCTATACAAGAACACTGTCGACATAACAGGGATGGTCTTTGGGCAGTTGACTGTGGTGCAACGAACACCAAGACGGCAGAATAACCACATACTTTGGGAGTGTTTGTGTGTCTGCGGAAAAACGGTATATGGCAGGAGCCATAAATTGCGGGCAGGAGACATTCTGTCTTGCGGCTGTAGTTCGCGGAGTGCGTTGAGTCGGCAGAATTACGCATCCATGACCCCTGCGGAAAAGGCGGAACGTCGTCGTGTTAAAGCGAACGAAACTGCAGCGCGCTGGAGACAGGCAAACCCCGACAAGGTTAAGGTCGTACAGAGGGAGCGGTATCAACGGACGAAAACGTACCAGCAAGAACGCGCTGCTTTGCACCGAGCGCAAGATCGAGATGGGTGGCGGGCGTACTCCCGAAAGATTATGAATGCGCGGTGTGCAGTAGCGGCTGATAGCTATATAAAACAGCGGTTGCGCAGCGAAAATACACCGCCAACACCCGAAATTATTGCCGCAAAACGAGAGCATTTGCTCACTACGCGTCTTATAAAGGAGATTCGAAATGAATGCAAAATCAGAAGTTAAAACGTCAGCAATCCAAACTACCGGCGACCTGCGGCAGTTCCTTGCCGACATGCTGCTCGGGATAAAAAATGGTGACCTTGCTATCGACAAAGCAAGCCAGATCACGAAGATGGCGGGGCAGATCAATGAGTCGTTCTACTCCGAAGTTAAAGTGTGGCGAGTGCGCAAAGAAGCGGGCGACACTGATACCAAGCTGGGCGAACTACCGCTGAAACAAAATGCCGCTAACCCCTGAAGGCCGTGTCAAGAAAGCGGTGAAGGCCATGCTCACCGACAGGAAAATCTGGTTCTTCATGCCGCAAGCAGGCGCGTTTGGTGTATCCGGAGTGCCAGATTTTATTTGCTGTTTGCCGGCGTTCAATGGTAAACTTCTAGGCATCGAGACGAAAGCGCCGGGTAAGCGGGCGAACACCACTGCACTGCAGGACAGACAGATCGCTGCCATTCGTGCAGCCCGGGGCTGGGCCATCATCATTGATGACGCGGCACAACTGGAGGAATTTTTAGATGCCCACTGCGAAAAATGTTACAGGGGTTAGGTTTGGTAGGTTAGTCGGTGTCCGCCCGACACATGAGCGTTGTAATGGGAGTGTTGTGTGGGAGTGCCGTTGCGATTGCGGACGAACCGCGTTTGTCGCTGCAAACCAACTTGGCAGCGGTAACACCAAGTCGTGCGGGTGTTGGGGGATTGAATCCCGTTCTGTGTTGAACACAACCCACGGCAAATCAAAGGCACCGATTTACCCGCTATGGCAAGGGATGCTTGATCGGTGCAATAACCCCAGTAACTCACGCTACGCCCGGTATGGAGGACGAGGCATCGCCGTTTGCGATGAGTGGCTTGACTTCGCTAAGTTCTACGCTGATATGGGGGATTGCCCCCCGGGGAAAAGCCTAGACCGCAAGGACAATAATCACGGGTATAGCAAAGATAATTGTCGATGGGCTACGGCCAAAGAGCAAGCGTCCAACACATCAAGAACGCGGCGCATCACGATCAATGGCCGCACAGATACTATGGCTAACTGGAAACGCGAACTGCATAAAGGGCATTACACAATACTAAAAATGGCAGATGCAAAATGCTGATAATTCCACAGCATCAAGCGATAGTCCTCAAGGCGAACAAGCCTGAACAGATTTACGCTTGCATCCCGCAGGCTAAACCGTTCAACTACCAAGGAACCCCGCTGGTTTATGTGCCGCACAACATAGACGCCGTCCGCATACTCCGGAACATCGGAGCGAAGGCACCGGGGCCGATCAACTATTACTACGACTACCCCCCATCCGAGGGCAAGGACAAGCCGTTCGCACACCAGAAGGTCACCTCGGAATTCCTGACGCTTAACCCGCGCTGTGCTGTACTCAACGCACCGCGTACCGGCAAGACGAACTCGTGCTTGTGGGCGGCAGACTATCTGATGACCGAGAAGCGGATACGCAAGGTGCTCATCGTGTCCCCGCTGAGTACCCTTGAGCGGGTGTGGGGGGATGCAGTGTTCCTCACGTTCTACCACCGCAAGGCGCTGGTGCTGTACGGTTCGGCAGAGCGGCGCAAGAAACTGCTGAAGCAAGATGCCGACTTCTACATCATCAACCACGACGGGTTCGGCATCATCAAGGACTGCCTGCCGGATGACATCGACCTTGTGATCTACGACGAGGCAGCGGTGCTGCGGAACCCAAGCACCCGGCGCTTCAAGCAGTTCCACACGTTCATGGGAACCCGCCCTGCCATGCTGCTGTGGCTGCTGACGGGGACGCCGACACCGAACGAACCGACCGATGCATGGGCGCTGTGCAAGCTGTTGGGGCAGGGGGTTCCCCGCTATGCCCTGTTCCGCGAGCAGGTCATGCAGAAGGTGGGGCAGTGGTCGTGGCAACCTCGCCCGGAGGCGGAGTTGATTGTGCAGCAGGTACTCCAGCCGAGCATCAGGTTCTCACGGGACGACTGCTTCGACTTGCCCGACACGATCTACGAAACCCGGCAGTGCGAGCTACACCCCGAGCAGGTCAAGCTGTACAAGAAGATGGTCAAGGAACTGGTGGTCGAGGTTGGCTCGCAGCAGATCACCGCTGTCAATGAAGCGAACAAGGTGCAGAAGCTGTTGCAAATCCTGCTGGGTGTGGTGTATGACACGGCAGGTGAGCGGGCCTTCATCGACTGCGAACCACGCATCGCCGTGATCCGGGAAATCATCGAGGAGTGCAACGAGAAAGTGATCGTGTTCGTGCCATTCACCGGAGCGTTGGAGGACATAGCCGACAAACTGGCGAAGGACTTCAAGGTAGCGGTCGTCAATGGCAGCGTACCCAAGCACGCCCGTGACACAATCTTCCAGCAGTTCGCTCGCCCTGACGGGATACGGGTTCTGGTTGCCGATGCCCGCACCATGTCTCACGGGCTGGACTTGTCCTCGGCAACGACGATCATCTGGGCCGCACCAACCAACAGCAACGAAACATACGAGCAAGCCAATGCTCGCATCATGGGGCCGAGGCAGAAGCACAAGACTGCCATCGTGCATATCGAAGCAACTGCTATAGAAAGGAAAATCTACCAACGACTGAAGGACAAGCAATCCCTGCAAGGACTGCTCTTAGACGTGATCCAACAACAGGAGGTCATATGACCACAGCATTAAGCAAGGACGGACTGGCAGCGGCATACGTTGCCGCCCGTGACCGTGTCGCTGTACGGGACGCCGAGACTAAAGAGGCGAACCATGCGGACAAGGAACTCATGGGCAAGATCGAAACGTATTTCAAGGGGGTTGCCGCCGTCGAAGGCGTCGACTCTTGGAAGACAGCGCACGGCACGATCTACTTGTCGCGGATTGACAGCGTGAAGCTGGCCGATCCGGACTCGTATTTCGAGTACGTCGTTGATAACGAGGCGTGGGATTTGATCGAGAAGCGGGCATCCAAGTCAGGTGTCCGTGGCTTCCTCGAAGCGCACGGCTCGATGCCGCCGGGGGCAGAGCTTTCCACCCGGATCGAAGTGAACATCCGCAGACCATCAGCTACTTAACCACGAGGCTATTATGCAAACCAATCTTCCCATGATTCAAAACGCGCAACTCCCCGCTCACCTTGCCGCCGCCATTGCCAACAAGCAGATGGCCGTCAGTGCCGATGCTCTCGTCGGCGCAACGACTTCAGGTGCCGTCCGTCTGGTCGCCAACCAAGGGCGCTTCCGCATCAAGGAAGGCAACGTCGAGACTGTCCTGCCGGACCTGTATCTGGACACCATCATCGTCGGAGCGCTCCCCGGCATCACCAAGTCCTACTACGCCACGGGGTACAACCCCTCGGATGACAAGGCGAACAAGCAGCCCGACTGCGGCTCGCTGTTCGGCGACGTGCCCGATGCTAACAGCCCTGCAAAGCAATGCACCACCTGCGCGGCCTGCCCGCAGAACGCTTGGGGTTCCAAGATCGCCAACGGCAAGGAGATCAAGGCGTGTTCGGATTACCGCCGTGTCGCCGTCATCGCTGCTGATGACCCGGAGACGATCTACCAAGCCAACATTCCGCCGGCCAGCATCAAGGGCTGGACGAAGTACGTCAAGACGCTGTCGCAGCGTGGGCTGGATGTCAGCATGGTGATCACCCGTCTGTCCCTGCAGGAGCACATGTGGGTGTTCGATTTCGCCGGCTTCGCCAGCACCGAGCAGTACGGGGCAGTGCAGCCGCTGCTGGGTTCCTCACAAGTGCAGGACGTACTCGGCACGTTGGGACGTACCCCCGGGCAAGCCGCTCTCCCCGCTCCTGCCGCTGCCGACATGATGCGCAACGTCGCTCCTCCCCTGCCCGCCGCTGCCGCTGCTCCGGCTCCCGCCCCCACCCCCGCTGCCCCGCCTGCACCTCCGACCAAGGGCTTCGGTAAGAAGGGCGCTGCGGCTCCTGCTGCACCCCCTGCCGCTGCTGCTCCGGCTCCCGCCGTGGTGGCTACCGGGCTGGAGAATCTGGCTGCGGAACTGGGTGCGCTGATCAGCGGCAACGCTGATGTGTAAAAAAGTCTGATGTTGATTGGGACGCCTTGGTATTCCTTGGCGTCCCTTGAGACACTGCATATCAGCGGCTCCTTATTTGGGGGGCTTGTAATCCAAAAAGGGGAGGGGGACAATACCCCTTCCCCCTTATAACCGTGAAGGAACCGACATGGATCGGTACGCATTTCTGTCCGCCGTTTTACCCCCCGAAGATAGCGGCAACTACGTTGCAGTGTTCGCCAAGGGGGACATGAAGTGGAACCGCCACTTCACATCAATACAAGCGCTGGCCGATGGTTGTGTGTCGGCCTCCCAGCAAAACCTGACAGCATACTTCGCACTCGGATCGTTCCGGGATAACACGCAAGAAGAACCCGACGGCAAGATCAAGACCTTCCGCAAAGCTGCGATGGCCCATGAGTTCCGGACCTACGCCATCGACATAGACTGCGGCGAAGGCAAGCCCTACGAGAACGCTGCCGCCGGGCTGGCAGACCTGATCAGATTCATCAAGGCAACACGGCTCCCTGTCCCCATCGTGGTGTCCTCCGGCAACGGCATCCACGCCTACTGGGCACTCACTGAGGCCATTCCCCGGGACACATGGAAGGCCAACGCAACAACCCTCCGCACTATCTGCCACGCCCACGGGCTACACATCGACACTTCCAAGGTGCATGACCCTTCGATGGTGCTGCGGCCTCTGGACACAACGAACTTCAAGGGGGGCAACACCGTCCGGGTGCTGCAGGTATCCCCTCCAAACACACCTGATGGCATTGACGGCCACATTGCCCGATGCGCTCCCGCCGGCAGCAAGCCCGCTGCCAAACCTGCGAAGTTATCCGCAGCGCAAACCATCAACGAAGCCATCCTCGCCGCCGACGCGGCACAGTACCCACCGTTCATCCCCGACCTTGTCACCCAGAACTGCCTGCAGATGCAGCAGGCGACGGAGCTAGGGGGTGTCAATGCCGATGAACCGGTGTGGCATCTGGTGTGCGGCATGGCGAAGTTCTCGCAGGAACCCGTGGCCACGGTGATCCGCTGGTCGGAAGGCCATGCGACCTACACCGAAGACAAGGCCGTTGCCAAGATGAACGACTGGGGCGCGAAGCCCCCGACCTGTGTGGTGTTCGATGCCCGCCGCCCGGGGGTGTGCTCGAAGTGCGTCCATTGGGGCAAGCTGGGCAGTCCGGTACGCCTTGGGTTCCCCCCGCCGGCACTGATTTCTCCGCCTCCGCCCGCCCCCTTGTCTGATTTCGACGCCTCTGACGATGAGGCCGAATATGGCGAGGAACCCCCGGTCCGTACCGGGCAGGTAACCGACACCTCCCCCGTGGTTGAAGCCCCATCCCCGTTCCGGCGCACGGCTTCCGGGGTTCAGGTGGAGATAAACAACGTGTGGAACGATGTCTGCGCCTATGACCTGTTCCCGGCCCAGATCGTCCGTGACCCCACGGTGGGGCATGACATGGTGGAGTGGGTCTGGAACAAGCCCCACGTCGGGTATGTGCGGATGCGGGTCCGGATGGCGTACATCTTCAACGACAGTTCCATCATCGACCTCAACAGCAGTTTGGCGGACAACGGGTTCCTCGTGCCGACCAAGGTGCGCCAGATTTGGCTAGGAGCCTACATGAGAGCGTATGTGCAAATGCTACAGAAACACCAAGCCGCCGTCGACCTGTACGATTCGTTCGGCTGGAAGAACGAGAACACCCGCTTCGTCGTGGGTTCGACCGAGTTCCGCCGCGAGGAGTCCGGGCGCGTGACCTCCCATGAGGTGGGCGTGTCGAAGCTGATCACCACCAAGGGGTACGACAAGACGTTCAGTGCCAAGGGTGACCTCTCCACATGGATACAATGGACGAAGATTCTGGACCAGCCCGGCCTTGAACTCCACCAAGTGGAGCTTGCTCGGGCCTTCGCATCGCCTCTGTACGCCCTTACCGGGCTGCGGGGGATGGTGGTGTCCCTCCTCGGCAAGACAGGGGCAGGAAAGACCACCATGCAGGACTGGGCGGCATCCGTTTATGGGGTGCCCAAGCGGGTGAACACCACGGTGAATGATACGCAGATGTCCATTGTGCAGCGGATGGGTGTTTGGAGTTGCCTGCCGCTGGGGATCGACGAGGTGACGCTGATCAAGCCCGAGTTGCTGGCGAACCTGATCTACTGGGGGACGCAGGGGCAGGACCGCAACCGGGCGAACGAGATAACCCAAGCCAACACATGGGCGCTGCCGCTCTCGCTCTCCACCAACCGCTCCCTGCGGGACAAGGCAACCACCGTGGGGGCCGACGTGACTGCCATCCAGATGCGGATGCTGGAGTTCTCCTTCCCCGAGAGCCACGTCTTCAGCGTCGACAAGGACTACGGACGCCGCATCAACACCATGCTGGCCGACAACTACGGGCTGGCTGGCCGGGTCTATGTCGAGTACCTGCTGTCCCTTGGCGAAGCCCGGATCAAGCAGGACATCGAGGAGTGGACGCGGCGACTGGGCCGGGCGCACAAGTTCGAGTTCGCCCCCAACGAGCGGTACTGGCAGACCCACATGGTGCTGTGTGATCTGGCATCCTACTACGCCAAGCAGTGCGGCCTCATCCTGTACGACTTCAACAAGGGAACCGCCGCTGCGCTGGTGCAGATCGAACAGCAACGCCGGGCGCTCAACGGGGCGCAGCTTGATGCCTACGACCTGATTGCCGACTACCTGACCTCGTTCAACCACGCCGCCATCACCATTGCCTATCACGACGGGGTGCCGAATGTGCGTGACCCATTGCCACGGGGCGAGGTTCGAATCAGGAAGGAGTTGTACTTCACAGGCAAGAACGCCAAGCTGCCGGATCGTGGATTCGCTTTCCTCGACAAGGCGCACTTCCACCAGTGGCTGGTTGGGCGGGGGTTCGACTTCAAGACGGTCATCGACACCACGATGGCAGACTCCTGCGGGTTCAAGCCCGGCAAGACAGGGCGCATCTACATGGGCAAGGACTCCGGTATCGCCCTCCCGCCCTGCTCAGTATTCGGCATCAACATGGGCCACGAACGGTTCAAGGGGATGCTCGACCCTGCCGCTGATCTGGGTAACGTGATCAGCATTAACTCCGCTGTCAAATCGAAAGGATAGTGATGAAAGACACAGGTGCAAAACCCGTGGTGAAATGTCACTGCGGGCGCAAGGTGAAGTTCAAAGTACAGAAGAAGTGGCCGAGCAAGAAGATGGAAACGTGGGTCTGCGGCTACCACGTCCGCGCTTACCTGACCAGTGAATACCGCCGGATCGACCTCACTCCGCCGCCGCCTAAGAAACAAGGGTATGCCATGCTGGTCCCCACCGGGGGCTACGGGGCAATGCTTGACTGACCAAAGGGGGCGGCTGGCACCGCCCCCTTGCTTTACCGCAGGGCGCTGTCGCGCTGCTGCGCCTGACTCAACGTCTTCTGGGCACGCTCTCGCAACGGGAGTGCAGCATCCTTGCCCGACTTCTCCGCCGACTCGCTGAAATTCAGAATCTCCAGTGCCGTACCCCGGAATAGCTGGTTGTGCTCGCGCACCATCTCCCGCACTTCCTGCTTCTTGCCCGCATCCCGCAGCACATGGGCCTCACGGTACTCCTCGATGAACGCTGCCTTGAGTTCCTTCGCGTACGCGCGCGTGTATTCCTCGCGCCGGACTTGGTCGTTCACCTGCTTCAACTCCTCGGGATAGAACCCCAACGTGCGCGCGAAGATGTCGAACGCATCCGGGTCTTGGGTCACCACCTGCCCGCGCTTGTTCATCACCGCATCGTACTTGCTGTAGGCGTAGGCATCAGCGAAGTTCTTCACCCCGGTGATCGGCACCGCGCGCAGCGTTCCTTCGATGTCGCCACGGGATAGCTTGCCTGCTGCCTTGAACGCCCCCTCCGTGGCACCGCCGACCGCTCCCAGCGTCCTGCCCACTTCCTCCATGAAGTCCGCCCCCGGGCGCAACATGCCGAGCATCGGCACGCCCACAGACAAACCCGCCCGCCCGAAGATTTCGGTGCCGAGGTAGGTGTCCATAACCCCCCGCAGCATCACCTCATCCAGTTTCTCCCATCCCATCGCGCGCCCGACGTCCTTCGTCCAGTCGGCGAACGCGCGCTCCGCGTTGCCCTTGGTAATGCCAAGGCCGATGCCCGTCTTCTGCGCGGCCACATCCATCACCAGCATCAGTTCTTCCCACAGCGGGATGCCGCCGGCACCGGACATGGTGTAGAGCGAGCCAAGGAATATCGCCTGCCCCTTGGGCGGCAGGTTGCGCAGCAGTTCCAGCGTGGTGACGATGAACGTCTTGTAGAGGCCGACCAGCGAACCAAGGTCAGAGCGGAACAGGCGCGGCCTGTTGCCCATGTTGTACTCGCCCTGCGTGGCAAACACTGCCTTGCGGGACTGCTCGTATGCCTTGTCGCGCGCCTCGGCGGTAGGCTTGCCATCCTTGTCGACCATCCCCTCGGAGACGTACTGATTGAGGTACAGGTCGAACGTGGCAAGGCCGGTCACCATGCGGTTGTATTCTTCCGTTGCCGAGAAGATCGACATGTACTGCGAGATCGCCTTACTCATCTTCGGCCCGAACTGCGAGTGCTTGCGCTGTGCCAGCAACTCGTTGTACCGCTGCGCGGCCAGAATCCCTTCTGCCGACGCCTTCCGCAGGTACTCCCAATGCGCCACCGAATACCCGCCATGCTTCCCGTCCGGGGACTTGCGCGCCAGTTCTTCCAGCCGGCGGAACTCCAACTCAGGCAGGAATATCTTGCCCGTGATCTGCCCAGCCGACTTGGCCAGCAACGGCCCCATTGCAATCGCCGCGCGCTTGATGGCGCTACTCGCTGCCACACCTCCGAACCCCCCGCCGAACCCGCGCGCGGCGTTGTACGTCGCCAGATAGCTGAACGTGTGCAGCGGCAGGGAGGACAGGTTGGTGAAGGCCGAAGCGATGGTGCCGCCCAACTGCATGATGGTGGTGACGGCACGGACCTTGTTGGTGAAGCTCTCCGCCTCCTCCAGTTGATCCCCACCCAACACATATTCCACCAACAGCCGCGCCTGCTGCTGAATCTCCGACATCTTCGGGTCGCGCAACATGCCGTTCATCACCTGCCGATACTCGAAGGCCAGTTGGTTGTACTCCTCGCCCAGCCGCTTCTTGGCATTGGCCGGTGCCGCTTCGAAGGCTTTCCGCGCCGCCTCGACGCGATCCCATTCTTCCTTCTGCCGCTTCTCATCCCATGCCCAGTTGCCGGCACCTGATGCCAGTTCGTGCATCGTCTCCTCGTGCTTGCGGATCGCTACCAGCGAAGCAACGCTGCCCAGATGGTCGGAGATGGCGCGCACGAAGTCGTGGCTATAGCCCGGAATCCCTTTGCGCTCCAGCGAGCGCCCGCGCGCGGCGGCGTCCGCGTTGGTTGATGCCTTGAGCACTCGGGCTTTCTGGTCCGGGGTCAGCGTGATGCCGATGGCCTCGGCGGCGTTGTAAAACTCCGCTGGCCGCACCCGCATGGACGACATGCGGAACTCGTTGACTCGAACCGGCAAGTCCCAAGCGAGTTTTGCTTTCACGATTTCGTCGCCGACCTTGACATCCACATACGGGTCGGAGGCCAGTTGCTCGTTCAGCCCCTTCTGCAGGGTCTGCAGCGCGGTGAGGTTGTCGTGCTGCCACAGGTCGAGGACGACTTCGGAATCCTTGGTGCTGCCGTCCGGCATGGTTACCTGCCCAGTGACGTTGTTGCCCTTCTCGTCGATCAGGCGCAAGTGCATCATGTATTTGCCGTAGCGGCGCAGCGGGACGTACATCGTCATCAACGACTGCATCGCCGACAGCGCTTCGGATTCGATCAGCTTGGTCGAACCGGCACCGGCAATGATCTGGTCGCGGAACTTACTGGCAACGTCGTTGCGCTTCTTGCCCTTCGGTGCCTTGGCAGCTTCGGCTTGCAGCGGGGCCAGCATGTCGGTCAGTTGCTGCTGGGAGATGCCCAGCATACTCCGCACGATCTCGGCCTGCGGTGCAATCTTGCCATTCACGTCGGTCAGCATCTCGTTGCCGGCCAGCAAGCCCTGCAGAATCTCGGCTACCCGCTCCAGCGAGGCATCGACGGTGCTGTCCTTCTGCATGACGCGGCGCTTCTTCACGTCGATGCTGGACAGTTCCCGGTACTTGTTGTCGTACTTGTCACGCAGCTTCTGCAGCGCATCGACCACCGTGGTTCCGTAGTCACGACCAAACCCGGCTATCTCCCGGGCGTTCATCGCCGTCGCGCGCGCCTCGGCCCCTGCCAAGCGATACACATGGCCAAGGATCAGGGCATCCATCGCAGATTGGTAGCCGGCGTACGCCTTCTCCAATGTCTGGTCATCAGCGAACTTGATCAACTCCCCAGAGTTTTCGATCTGCACACCCTTGACGAACTCCGACTTCGGCAACACGACGCCAAGGTCGCGGATGTGCTTGGACAGTTCCGGCTCGCCGGTTTCGTCGTTGATTGTGTAGATGCGCTTGCCGGTGCCGAGCATGTGCTCATGCACCGCCGCCACGATCTTGCTCGCCATGTCATCCGACAACTCGTCATTCACCATCAGCGTCGAGCTACGCAGCATGTCCCCGATCATCTTCTGTGTCACCGGGTCTTTGTTCTCGGCGTGGAACCGCTGCATGGCCTCGTTGAGGTAGGTGAGGATGTTTTCCTTGTCGTTGATCATGCGGCTGACGTGATCTTGGATGGCGCGGTACGTCGGGTGTTTCATGGCCAGCCCGCGCTGAGTGTTCAGCCACTCCAATCCGTTGCGCAGCGTCGACATCCCTTGGCGCACATACTCCTTGCCCCGCAGCCCCAGCGTGCTGTCAGCGATGGCGTCGATGGTGGTCTTGCTGTTTGGAGAGGGGCGCATCGGGTTGCCCGGGGTGGGGTTGCCCATAGCGTTGGTGACCACGTTGCTCACCGCCGAGTCGCTCGTGACTTGGTTGAATGCCTTGCCTTTGTACCCCGCTTCGGACACCGTCGCCGTGGCTTCCATCACCCGGGCAAACACGGACGCATCGAACGGCACCGCAGAACCATCGCGAACGGCGTTTATCTGGGCAAGCGCTGCTTCGAACAACGACCGAATGGCCTGCGCCACCTTCACCCACAGCGACGGAGCCAGCGGCGTCTGCTCGGAGCGGGTGTTCATCAACGTGTGCTGCAACTCAGGATCACTCATCACCTCAGAGACGAACTCCATCACGTCGGTGAATGCGGTGCCGGCCTTGGCATTCGTCTCTTCCATCAGAGCGATCAGCCGCTCCCGCCCACTGACTATGCGGTCGATGTTCTCACTGCCGGCACGCAGCGCAGCGAGTTCTTTTTCCGACATCTGCATGAGGCGGCGCGCCCGCTCCAGTTGTGCCACTGTGACGCCGTGGAACAACTCGTGCAACAGGGTTCTGGTGTTCTCGCCACCACGGAATATCCGCACTTCAGCGTCGAAGTGCTGCCCCAAGACCCGCTTTCCATCCTCGTTGTTCACACGGTCTTCGTACAGCACGGTGAGCTTGTCGACACCAATGCTGCGCAGCAAGCGGGCAAGGCGTTTCTCCATCGGCGAGCCTTCTTGCTCGACAATCCGGACGAGGTCTTCCCCTGTCTCGGCAGTGGCCAGCGCGGTCTGTATGCGCGGCACGGTCTGCGGGGTGCCGTTGGCGTAGTCCTGTGGGAAGGCATCTGTTTCGTCGTTCGCCAGTTCCCCAACTTCGCCCTTGCCAAATCGCGCAGGCTCGACGTACTCCTCGTCGCCCACGGCAGCTTCTGCATCGACTTCCTTGCGGGTCATCCCGGCCTGCTCGCGCAGCCCGCCAGCCTTCTCCACGTCTTTTTCAGCTTTGATGATCAGCTTCTGGTACGTCTCGGCACGAGCGAAGTCGCCCTCATCCACTGCCTGTTCCCACGACTCATTCAGTCGGGCCAGCCGCTCGTCAGCGGTTACTTCTTGGGTAGCTGCAGGGGCTGCTTCAGGGGTAGCTTCGGGTTCAGGGGTAGTGGTCTGGGTTTCCTCCCGGTTCCGAATCTCCTGCATCAACTCGATGCGATCCGCCAACTCCACCGACATCTTGTTCTGTGTGCGGCGAGTAGCCTTGTTCACTTCCACCGCTTCGATGGCACGCTTGATGAGAATCTGCAGATCGCGGTCAAGTTGCGGGTACTGGAATTTGTCGCCGTACTGCTCGTTCCACTCGCGCGCGATGCGGGCTTCGTCGCCCTTCGCCGCCAGTTGCTCGGTGCGGTTCCGGTTTTCAACGCGGGTATTCCACGGGGCAGTCAGTTCGGGCAAGACTTCATCTTCGCGGTACGGTTCGTCAGGGCGCGCGGCGGGGGCCGGTTCTTCGGCTTGCTCGGCTTCCAGTTCGTCTACGCGCTCTTGGATCGCAGCGTCCCGGGCATCTTCTACGCGCGACTGCAGTTCCTGCAACAGGTCGCTAACATCGGTGTCGCGCCCTTCGTCGTCAAGCTCCGCGTCGTCGATGACACCCTCTTTCTCCAGCTTCCGCGCATACGCCTTGATCTGGCGTTTCGTCAAGTCGTCGCCATCTTCTAGCTTCCGTATGGCTTCGCCAATCGGACCAGCATCGACTTCTGCTTCCGCGCGGGATTCGCGCGCAGCGGCAGCTACTTCTTCCGCGTCTTCGGTTGCATCGACTGCGGCAACTGCTTCGTCTGCTTCGGCTGTTTCAACGGGCGCAGGGGTTTCATCTGCTGCGGCAGTTTCGCTCGGCTGATCATTTGTTTTCTCCTTTTTCTTCTTGCGGGACGCGGCCAGTGCATCCAGCCGGGCTTTCTGCTTGTCTGCTTCGGTGATTGCTGCCTCGGCATCGGCCTTTGCCTGCGCCACGTCTTCTTCGGTAAGTCCGAACGCCTGCGCAAGCGCGCTCACGGGCTTCTTTTTCTCTGGAGCCGGGGTCAGCAGGGTTTCGACGGCCCCTTGCGGCGCTTCTGGCGATTCTGCTTGCTGGGTTTGAGTGGTTTGGTTGGCACGGGCTTCCCCTTTCGTAGGCGCAGGTTGTTTAAACATGTTGCCGGACGCTGCTTTTCCGGCGGTTGTGGCGCGAGGTGCAGCGTCTTCCTCGCGGTTCTGGAACATCTCCTCGGCGGTGCCTTCTTTCTTGCCCAGTCCTTGCGCCAGTTGCTCCATGAGCCGCATCGCATCGGAGCGCAGCACATCAGCCGTGGCGGTGTCTCCCTGCTTCTCAGCGTCCTGCAACTCGAATCCAATCCGCAGCCCCTCAGTGACGAAATCGTTCGCTTCGGTGGTGGGGTTCTTGGCAGCTTCCTGCGGTGCAGCGGGGAAGTCAGGGGAGCGCCCAAACATATCCTGCACCATCCCGAAGCGCGGGTCGGCATTGCTCTCCTGCCAAGCGAGTTCTTCCTGCAATGCCTTCTGTGTTTCTTCCGCATCCAGCGCAGCGTTGCTCGCGGCTATCACATCACCACGGCGCATAGCTTCTGCTTCGATAGCTTTGTTGCGTTCGTAGATAGCTTGCAGACCGGCTCTGCGTTCAGCGCGGTTCGGAGGGGCGGTAGGGGTAGCGGAGGCAGCAAGGGTCTCTGCCGGGCGATAGCCGGGGTTGAATAGCGTGCCTTCTTCGAACGGTGTGTCGCGCGCGGCTTGAATCGCCCGCAGTTCTTCCTCAGTCGGCGCGAGCTTCTTCTCCACCGCTGCACGCAAACTACCCGCTTTGTCGTACGACGCCGGCAACCCCTTGAGGCCAGCAATGATATCCAGCAACTGCATGTACCGCTGTTCGGGGGAGAAAATGTCTTCTCGCGGGGCAGCGACCGGCAGTGCCAGACGGGCTTCCCTTTCAGCAGGAGACTCGTACAAGTAGCCGATTTCTCCGGGGAGCGTGAGTTGATCCCAACCACGCGGCACAATCGGTGCGGGGGTAGTGTTGCCGTCGATGGTCGGCAGGCTCCCTTGGCGCTGCTGCGTGGCCAAGTCGAACAGCTTTTTCCAATCCGTCTCCACCTGCCCCGTCGGGGTTGCGTCAGCCTGTTCCCCCCACTCCTTGAGGAACGCAGCTTCTTTCAACTGCAATTCCCGGTCCTTGAACTCGTTGGTCTTGTCGGTCAGCAGGAGTTTCTGCGCCTCGCGCATCTCCTTGATCTGCTCCCGCTCCCGCTCCTTGCGGTCTGCTTCCTGTTCCTTGCGGTACGCTTCGTCTTCCGCGCGGCCACGCTCCAGCGTCTCCCGCCAAGTCTCGTTGCCAGTGGTGATCTGCTCCAGCGACCGGGTCAGGCTTTCCTTGCGCTGCGCGATAGCTTCGGGAGTCCCTTCGGTAGGCTTGGCAAAGACTTGGGATGCAGCGCCCATCGGCCCGCCAAGGCCCAAGCCGGCCATGAACGATTCCGCGTAGCGCATCGGGGCGTCACCGGTGAACAGCCCTTCGTTCGGGTTGGCCACCATGCGGCCAGCCACTTGGTTGATCAGTTCCTGCGAGGTTTCGCCAACACCCTCCATCACGCCCGCACGGGCACCGCCGCGCACCATCGCGCCACCGAGGTTCTCACCTGCCAGAGTGCGCTTGACCAGCCCCTTGGCCCCTTCGATACCGCCTTCTCGTGCCAACCCGCCCGTCGCGGCGCGCAGGATCGCGCCCTCGCCGCCCAACAGGTTCAGCAGAGCATACGGCACGCCGCCGGCAAGCGCCGGCGCAAGACTGTACTCGCCCCCCGCGTCCATCTGGTTGTTGAGGATGTCGCCCACAGCGGAGGGGTACGATGCCGCCGCTGCCCCGGCTCCTGCGGAGTACCGCATGGCGGTGTTTTCTGCTGCTTTTTGCAGGGCCGCGCGCTCTGCCGCTGCCGTGATGGTGTCGGTGCCAAGACTCCGCGCTGCGCCTTCAAGCACAGCATCCTTGCCCAGTGTGCGAACAGCACCGGTAGCCAGCCCGCGCGCCGCGCCGCCGGCCAAACCACCCGCCAACATCTCCGCCATGTAGGGGGCCGACTGCCCGAGGTTGTACGCCATCCAGTCGAGCAGTTTCCCGTCGCCGGTAACCCCATCGTCGCCGAAGAAGTGCGTCGCGCCGGGGGCGTTCCTCTGGTAAAACTCCGCTTCCTCTTTCTTGCGACGGACGAAATCAGCCGTGTCGAAACCCAGCGCGCCGGCCAAGGCACCGTAGCCCTGCTGAAGGCCGGCAACGCCCGCACCTAGACCTGCTCCGATGGAGGAGGTAGGCATTTCCCGAAGCGGCATCTGCTCGTCAGAAGCACCCCCCACGCGCCCTAGTATGGCGTCGAAGGCCATTATTTATTCCCTTGAAGTTTTTGCACTTCCTGCGGTAATGCGGCCAGTGCCGCTTTCGGATTAACCATGTACGCCGCCCAGAAGTCATTGTTAAATCTCGCGCGCGCCGGGGTGCCGTCAGGAGGGAGAAACTTGTTGTACCCCGCCAATGCCTCCTCGCCAACCTTCCGTCCAGTCTCGTCGAGCTTCGTTTCCGTGCGCGGGTGCATCATCGCCAGTGCCTTCTCGACCCCTCCAACCTTGTCCCCAAGCGCGAGGAGACCTTCTACCGAACTGAGCGGGGTGGTGCGCGGGCCGGCACTGATCCCCGCCGCCTGCAGCCTGTTCGCAAGCTCTTTGTCTTTGTCCCGGACCGACTGCTCCCTCTGCAAGGACTTCATCGCCATTTCCAGCGGGATACCAGCGGCGGCGAGTTCAGCGAACTTGCGCTCCATCTCTGCTTTCGACTGCATATCCTTGCGGTCGGCATCCTTCTCACGGAACCCGAGGCGAGCCAGCCCTTGACTCAGGGTGCGGTCGTAATCCTTCTCGTAGCGCGCATCTTCGGACGCCATCGTGTCGCGGTACGCCTTGGTGGCAGAGGACATCACACCGGGGCCGAAGTTGCCTTGGTTGTCCAGCATCCTCCCACCGAACTCCAACACCCCGCGCGACAGTGCCGCCCCCATCGGGTCCGCCCGATTCCGCTTCGTCGCGGCGAGCAGCGCGTTGTAGGCGTCTTCCTGACTGCCCCGCGCATTCGGCATGGCCATCGCAGCGGCTTTCTGCTTCGCCAGTTCCTGCATTCCAAGGGCAACGCTTTCCATCTGCGCCCGGTCGTTTGCGTTCTCTACTCCGGGGCGAGGGGCGGCACCGCCGCGAGAGGCGGCTTCGCGGCGCATGATTTCGGCTGCAGGGTTGGGGGCGCGAGGGGCGTCAGCAACAAGGGCCGAAGAATCTACGCCCCCTTCGAGGCCAGCGGCACGAGGAGCCGGCGAAGCCCCTCGTGCGGCGCGCAGCCTGTCGTAGTACGGGGTGAGGCTCGACGAACTCCCGCCAAACGCCTCCTCTGGGATGTACGGGATACCCGCCCCCGCCGCGTTCGGCAGGCGCAATAGCGTGTTCAGCGCCCCCATCCCCCCTCGCACAGGCAGCGTGAAGATATCTGCCGCCGCCGCAACCGGGTCAAGCAAACTAGGAAGACTGGCGAGGATCGCCTCCCGGTCAGCTTCTGCCTGCCTCTGTTCTGCAGTGCTCATCTTCTTCTCCTTTACGCTTGCGCCGCGCGCATCGCTGCAGCCAGTTGGCTGCGCGGGTCTTCACTTTGCCCGATCCCCTGCAATCCTGCAACTCCTTGCGCTACGCCCGCCCGCGCGCCTTGCTTTTTCGCCATCATCATTTTCATCGCTTCTTGCGGGCCGAACTGCGCCGCGAGCGCCACGAACTCAGGATCGTTCATCAGCGCCGCCATCTCGGCGGGGGGTTGCCCTTGCTGCGGACGGGCTTGCTGCACCTGCCCGGTTTTCAGTGCGTTGGCGATTGCGCCTTGTGTGTTCATCATGGTCGTCCCCTTTACCCTGTCGTGCCGTTCGGATTAGCCAGCCCCCACACCGTGCCTGCAATACCGGCCAGTTGCCCCAGTCGATTCGGGTCGGTGCCGGTGTAGCTGGTCGACCCCGACGTGCCGGCGGTGTTGGTAGTCGTGCCACCTGTGGTTCCTGTCGTGGTTCCCGCAGTGGTTCCTGTCGTGGTTCCCGCAGTCGTGCCCGTTGTGGTGCCTGCAGTGGTTCCTGTCGTGGTTCCGGCAGTGGTTCCTGCCGTGGTGGTGATCTGCCCCGGCTTGAGCGCGGTGAGGATGTTCGCTTGCGCTCCGGCCAACTGCCTCGGGTCTTGCTGCATCGCCTGCCACTCTTGGAACATGCGGTTGAGGTCGGTTGTGGCCGTGCCCTGTGCATTGCCGAAGGCTTGACTGTACAGGTTGGACAGGGTATTTCCTCGTTCTGTTGTCTGGCGCTCATCCATCTGGTTACTGAGCATGTCGGTCCGCTCCGTGCCGAAGGAGCCGCGAGATACCCGCTGCGCGTCGAACGCTTGCCGCTGCGCTGCTTGATCTTCGCCCATGCGTCGCATGATCGGGTCCGCCACCTGTTCGAGGTACGGATTCATGTACTGGTTGATGGGCATATCGAGCATGGTCTTGTCGAATGCCGTCATCGGATCGAGTTCGTCGATCTTCCCCGCCTGCTGCTGCACCAAGTCCAAATACCACTGCGGCAGGGTTGTCTCGGAAGTCTGGGCCTGCGTCCCTGTCTGTTGCTGTGTGGACGTCCCCGTCTGATCTTGGGTACTGGTCCCGGTCTGGTTCTGCGTGCTGGTCCCGGTCTGTGACTGGTTGGTGTTTCCGCTGGTCGTGGAGCCGCTGGTCTGCGACTGCGTCGTCGTGCCGCTGGTCGTGGATGGTTTGCTGGTCAGGGCGGCGAGCGCACCAAGAACTCCGACTCCGCCGAGTCCGAGTTGTGCATTCGAAGGGCTATTCAAAGCAGCAGCGATGCCCCCGGAAAGATCAACACCCATCCCTTTGAGTAGCTTCCCCAAGATGTTCGAAGGGTCTTGCGCAGTACCGCTGGTATATTGCCCTGCGAGGGCGATCATTTGCCCGGGGTCTATGTTTCCAGCCCCTGCGATATCGTCGAGGTACGCTTCCCACGTCGAGCCACCGATCTCGGGGTCGTAGGAATTGGCAATGTTCAACTGCCGCATCTGATCCATTGCGTCGTCGTAGGTAAGCTGCCCCCCTTCGTACGCGGTTTGGATGTCCGACACTTCTGTCGGCCCCCCGTTGTCGTACCATTCCCCAGTCTCGGGGTCTTGGACTATCGCCATGTCAGTTTCTCCTTACGCTTCAGCGTATTGTACGCCCATTGATTCAAGTTCTTCCAGTGCGGCAGCGAGTTCCGGGTCGATTTCCCCACGGATTCTCGGCATGGCCAACACATCTTCTTCCTCTTGCATCGCTTCGGAAATCGCGCCTTCGTCCAGCAACCCTTTGCTGGACTGTGCCAGCATTCTCTGCATTGCGTTCTTGCGGCGCTTGGCGACTTGGGCAGCAGCGCGTTCCCGCGCAGCAGTGGCGGCTCGCTCGGATGCTCGCGCCGTTGTTTTTTGGGTGCCTGTGGTGCGAACCAACTCCCGCTGCTGTGCAATCTCGTCATCAGCGAAGGCTTCAGCCGCCGCGCGCGATACGCCGGCACGGACAAGCGAGGCTACAAGGTCACCGCCCCACTTCGCCGCGTCGCCCATCCACTTCGTTTCTTCGTCTTCGTTCCACTCCGACAGCGTCTCGTCGCTCGGGCGCAGGGCGCTGCGCACTACGCTACTCGCTTCACTGCCCATAGCGTTCGTCAGCGCGCCAAGCAGAATCTTGTCGGTGTTCTCGCCGCCGGTCAGCAATGCGTCCTTGGCCAAGCTGCCTGCGACTTGGGGTGCGTACCTGTCGAATAGGGAATTACTCCCACCAATGTCCGCGTCTGCTAGCCCCCCAGTCAAGCCGCCACCGAGACCCGCGCCAAGGATTTCCTCCAGACTCTGCCCACGCAGCGCCGCGCCTGCGGCCCCACTCACGCCACCTTGGACGGCCCCGGGCGAAAGCCCGGTCAAATCCGCTCCCATCCCCGACAATGCGGTGAGATACGCAGCGGGGGATGACATGCCATACGTCTGAGATAACGTGCTGGCAATCTGGTCGAGCCCAATCCCCTGCTGCGCCAACCGCGCAGCATCCGTTGCCGCGAAGGCATCCCCCGTACCTCCCATTGCCCCGGTGATCCCCCCCGACAGCGCGCCCTGCAAAATATCCCCGCCGTTGATGGCGGACATCACCCCACCACTAACTGCCCCCGCCCCTGTGGCTCCCATCAGCGGGCCAAGCGCGCCCCCCATCCCAGCGGAGATGATCCCCGACACTATGGTAGAGAACAGGTCGCCTTTAGCCTCGGCGGCATTATTCTGCTGCACCGCGCGGATCGTCCCGTACAGGTGCTCCCGCCCCGCATCTGTCAAACTCGGACCAAGTTGCGTCCAGTCCGTCACCCCATTGGCCAACTGCCCCAGCATAATGTTGGCCGAGTTGTTCGGGTCAGCGATGAACCACTCTGCGTTGCGGTACGGCGTCAGGTAGTTCTCGGTGAGCCCCGCATACATCCCGTTCCCGAGGAAGTTCTGCTGCGCAAGCTGATAGTCAGTGATCTTCTGGTCAATGATTGCTTGGATTTCCGGCGTCATCTTGTGGATCGCCGTGTCCGCCATACTCGTGACAACACCTTGATTTTCCATCCAAGGAAGTTTTCCGGCCATGGATGGGGTTTCGTTGGAAAACGGGCGGTATGGTGCGCCACCATTGGTGGTCTGCAAAACTGGGTTGTTTACGTACAGCGCGCCTTCAGGAGCACCAGTGTAGTCTCCACCACCGTAGATCGAGGCCAACTGGCTGGCCGTCAGCATGTATCCGAGGCCGGGGTTGTTGAGCGTGGAGAGGTCTGTTCCGTACCAGTCCGTCTTCGCTAACTGGGGGACGTACTGCTCCGGCAGCAGCGTGAGTTGCCCGATATCAAACAGTTTGTCGTTACCAACGAATTCCCGGATGCCTGTCAGCGCGTTGCCTCCAGAAGATTTCCGGAGTTCGGTAACGAGTTCGTGGGGGATGTACCGCATGTCCTGCGCACCTTCTGTTGTACCGAAGCGCGCCACAGGGATGCCGTACTTGCTGGCCTCGAAGTTGTATAACTCCGACAACTGCGGGGCCAGCGATTTGACTCCGTATCCAGAAAGCCCTGATGCGCCGACCGCATCCGCCAGTTTTTTATAGTAGTCGACATCAGACTTCTTCAGCGCCAATGCGCCGTCTCCGACGTCCGTGCCCAGTTCGCGGAACCGGTTACTGAATACGTCCTCACCGAGAGCGGCGGGGTTAAAAAAGGTGTACCCACCAAGGGCCGTATCAAGCGCCCCTTTGTCGTAGACGTTGAGTCCGAAGCGAGACAAGTCCCCCGCCTGCGACAGCCCCCCGACCCCCTGCAACCCGAGAACCTTACTATCCTGCCCCAACACCGCGTACTTGTTGGGGTCGTTGAGATATGTCATCGCTTGCCCAAACAACGGCACAGCGTTCTGCGTGAAATCCGTCAGGTCGTTGAAATTGGTAGTCAGGTACTTCTTGTTCGCCCCGCCATACGCGCCAACATCGACTCCCCCCTGCAACGCCTTGGTGATTGCGCCCGTCAGGGCAGCGTCCTTCTGCGTCGGATCGTTGTAGTAGTTCAATAGCTGGGTGTCGTCAAGCATCCCGCCAAGATGGATGTTCTGCCCGCCCCGGGTCATGCCTCTCGCAAGCAGGGAAGTGTCCGTAGGCGCGTAGGCGCGCATCGCATTGAGCAGCGCAGTCTGGTCATCTCCGTAATCAGTTCCTTGGAATAATGCCATGTTAGATCACCTGCTCATGCCAGTTCATTCCGGCGCGGATCAAGGAGTTGCCACCTGTCGAAGTGCAAACAATCGTCACCGGCAGCTGTGTTGCAGCTAACGCGTCGATCTTGCTGAGCACAACCGGGTTGCGGAAGTCCGCCGTTGCAAAAGCGGACCCGCGCACAGAACCCGATCCGCTCAGCACCTCACCTGTTGCTATGGTTCCCCCACCAACGATTGCCGTTGCGCTGATGTCATATTCAGCAATGGAGTTCTCCGGGGTCGCGGTGCCCGTCCCGGTACCAACTCCAGTGGCCACGAAAGACACACCAATGGTGCTGGAGGCTGCACCGATCAAGGTGAAGTTCGTCGTGCCCACGGTCAGAATCTTATACCGCACACCCACGATGAATGCGCCTGCCGTCACCGAATTACCAACAGCGAGCCAAGCCGCCCCGGTCAATGTGCCACCAATCACGATCTCGTAGATGCTGTTGCTGGTTTGCGCGGTTAGCCAGTAGTCGTCGATCTCGATGTGTCCGCGATTCGTCAAGCCGCTGAAGGTCGCAGAGGGGCGAATGCTGAACACCGGGCGTCGAGTGGTCACCGTGATCGAGGCGATGCCGGGGTTCTGGGACTGCGGGAATCCGCGAGCTTCATCCGCACCCTCGGACTGCACGGAGCAGCAAACGAAGTTGATCGTTCCGCCTGCCACCGCACGGGTGGTTTCGAGGAAGAAGCCATTGGCCTGATCAAAATAACCTGCCCTAGCTTTGCTTTCAGCGACCCCTGTGTTGCGCAGTTCATAGCGCACCGGCAAGTTGAACGTCTGGGTGTAGGGCAGTGCCAGCACATTGGCGTGCAGGAACTGATGCGCCGGCCACAAGCGACCGTTAATGTCGAAGCCCATGACCACGCGCCCGACGCCAAGCCACTGCGCTCCCATGAACAGAATCTGCGCCTTGGTCAGGTCAAGTGTAATGCCGCTCGGCCCCGTGCCGTCGAACTGGTCGATGTTCCAGCCATTGACGCCGAGACGCGTCACTTCTTCCTCGACCGGCGATCCGCTGGTGCTGGTACGGCGTACGAGCTTTGCCGTCCAACTGCTGCCACTGGCGAACACACCGGTCATCAACACCAGATGCGAGAAGCCGGGGATGTAGCGAGTGTACTGCCGAGACTGCAAAATGCTGTAGTGCCCATTCGTCGTACTGACCGTGATGGGCGTCATTTTGCTAGTGGTGATCGCCGTTGGGCCAACAGCGTTGCTGCCGTCTACAACCGAACCATTCGGCGCGAGGATCGTCGGCAGCGTTCCGTTCGCTGTGGCGTCCCACGTTCTCAGGGTGTCGAGGCCGTACTCCTGCTGGGAATCAAAGATGCGGTTGGCTTGCGAAGTGCGCAGACGTTGGAAGGCGTCCAGCGCGGCAGAGTCGCCGAAGCCGATTGAGACATTGCCGAATCCATCTACCGGAAGTGGAACGAAGCTCATATCAGCACCCAATTTCCGGTCGTTGCGCGAAACCGCAGCGCGGTCCACTGGATCGTCACGATTGCGTCAGGTTCTCCGACTATCGTGTCCGTCGCTCCGAGCGGGGTGATCGTCAGCGTGTTCGCGGCAGCGGTCTTCACGATCTCAACCTCATATTTTTCCGCAACGAGGTCGTCGGAAATCTCAGGGAGGAACACCTCGATGTCCCCGCCAGTCGTATCCACCAAAATAACCCCGTCCGCCGTCCCCACGGTGTGGTCAGCAGTTACCGAGTACGCCCCTACAGTGCTATCCACCACCACGCGCGACAGTTGCTGCTCCAGCGTCTGCACCATTGCCCGGTGCTTCCGCATGTCGTATGTGTCGCCGAAGTCAGGCAAGCGTGCATTCAAGCGAGCCATTATCTGCCCCCGTGCGGTAGGAGATCAACGCGCATCGTACCCGCCCGCCAGTCATCCCCGAGAGCATCGCTTCCGATCCGCACGCTGATCTGTCTTCCGCGCAGCCGGGGGTTGATGTGAGTCGTCGTGGAGGTAACCGTGTGCGGTCCGCTGCTCTGCTCCTCCGTCGCTTGCGGGTACTTCTTGGCCGTGAGGGTGATGTCGGCACTCCCCTCCAGAATCTTGAAGTCAGGGATCAGCTTGCTGACATGGGCCAGTGAGTTGCCCCCAGCGTCGATTTCCACCGCGCCCGACTGGATATAGGAGGTCATCGCGGTCAGGTAGTCGTCAGTCCCTGTCTCGTGGGTGTAGATGTAGCCATCAGCCCCGAACCCGTAGGCGTAGTTGAACACGTCCGAGTCACCGATGATCATAGTGCGCGCCAGCGTCCCATACACCCATGTCTTGTCCGCCATGTTGTAGAGCACATAGCGGTCACACTCGTCAGAGTTTGCCGAGGGGTACAACCACCACACCTCACGGTAGTCCCGATTCACCCCACACCAAATCTTGGTGCGCTGCACGCGGTTGAGGTCGTCGAACACATACGCCGACACGGAGCAATCCAACACCCGGGTCACGCCGTCGTACATGAAGAAATCAGCATCCCCCATCCAGTACGCCACGCCCTCAAACACATGCACGGCCAGCGGGCCGACGATGTTGCCGTTGTCACCGAGCGTCTTGAACGCGAACGTGTCCGGAGGCCCGACAAAGGCCATCGAAAACAACGATGAGTCCGTGAAGATCAGATGCTCGCCCCGAACCTTGGCCCCGCAGATGATCTCGTTACCCATGTCCAGACGCTTGCTGCCCGCCGTGTTGGTCAACGAGGGGGTCCAGACTGTGTAGTCTTCCTGATCACACCAGCGGACAAGCAACGGGTCACTGATACTGCCATCGTGCGCGCCCAGCGCGATCAAGTGCCGATCTTCCGGGGACACCAGAATCCCCCGTGACGTTATGGGCGCAGCGGCGATAACCGCCGCGCGCGTGCCGCCGCCGACCGACGAGTCCCATACATAGATACCGCCCAAGCGGGGGTTGATGATAATGTCCTCGCCCCACTGCTCCATCTGCCACGTCCGGGCAAGGGCCAGATAGTCCGAGACAGATCGCGGCACCCCCCATGTTCCTGCCCCCCAGAAGTCCGCGCCCCAGCCTAAACCGGCGACGGAGTTTACCCCGCCGATGGTAATCTCGTACTCGTAGGCGACACTAGCCCCGCCGCCGGGGCCAGCCGTCGATGTCGCCGGAGAGGAATGTGTGATGACGTAAGCGTCGCCGCTGGTCACAGACGTGACGGTGTATTCCCCGCTGATCGTGATACCACCCACGGCGGCTGCACCCGAAAACGTGACGTAGTCCCCTTCCGTGAGGCCGTGTGCTAGGTCCGCAACAGCTACCGTCGCCAGTGTGTCCGTCGTCGTGAAGGGGTCGGTGAGGGTGCCACTCGCTCGCAGAGGGGTGATATCGTAATAGGTGCCCCCCGACCACACATAGCATTTCAGATGCGTCCCGAACGCCAGCAGGGCTTCCGCGCGCAGCGTGCGCCAATCGACACTCCCACGGGCAACACCGAGGAACGTATCGTCCGCTGCCCCCCGCGTCCAGCCGCCGAGCTTGGTCGGCATCCCGGCAAAGAACCGTACCTTGTCCCCGTCAATCCAATATCCTCCCTTACCCGCGTCGCGCGCGGTAGCGTCCGAGAAGAATCCGGGGCGAAGGGGAAGGTCTGCGAGGGCCATGATCGTATGTTACTTCACTTTGTCGTAGGATTTGAGGCAGAGTTCGTAGGCGGCACGGAGTCTGTCGGCTCTGGCTGCTTCCCACTCAAGAAAACCCGCATCCTGTCTTGATAGCTCGGCCCCAGTGGCTCCCTTGCAGTCAGGGCGGGTGGCTTCGGGCACTCCGACGGGTCGATCAGGCCGGTCGCGCAACCCGTCAAGAGCAACACGCAGGCGGTCATTGATAACACCGATGCGAGCGACGTAGGACTTGCTTGCTTCATTGTAGGCTCCTTGCCAGATGCGTTCCGTTTCCCGCGCCTTATCCACCAGTTCAACAGACTTCGCCTTCCACTCGTTGTCCTTGTGCCTACTGCCGGTCATGTAGGCGTAGCCGTGAGTGATTCCGAGCAAGACAACGATGCCTATTCCAGCCAGCACCTGTGGAGGTATGGGGATCATTCTTTGTCCTTCGGCGGCTCCAGCGACTTGTACTTCTCTGTCACCTTGTTGGCGATGTTGGCCCCGGCCCAAGCGATCATATACATGGCGAACAGCCACTCCGTCAGAAAACCCCTGCGTGTCTCATGCACCAGCGCCCATGTGGAAACAATCAGCGCGATGAACTGCCCTAGCTTGAACAGGCTGACGCGACTCGTTGTGCTGTCAACGATCAAGTGCCGCAGATCAAATTCGTCATCAGACCGCTGCCATAGGTACAGAATCAGCGCGAAAGCGACGGCGAGCAGCAGCAGACCGTGCGTGTCATTCATTCCCGTTCCCATCCAGCCACAGGAGAAACGCCATGAGTAGCGGAACCCCGACCATCAAGATCACGGACAGGTCGGACAACACGTAATTTTGTGCGCTGTTCATGTCTCCAGTCCTTTATGAGTTGTTTTGCGTCTTGGGATTGCGATGGGAAGCTCGCATTGGCGTTGAGAAGCAATGTGTTGATGCGGTGACTAAGTAACTCGCTCATACTTACCCCCTGCGTACAGAAGATCGTTGCCCCGCGCCACCTTGCCCATCTCAGCGAAGGCGATATGTAACCACCCATGCGGTGGCCGTTCTATGATCAACTGGTCGTAGCCTATCTCCGTCTTGCGCTCACGCAACGCATCGAACGTCTCGCGCAACGATCCGAAGCTCGGGCAGGTGAAGTCCGCCGCTAACCCGAGGACGTGCTTGCTGGTGGGACTGCCGCCGACATGGGTGTTGAGGAAGGCGCAGCGGTAGCCGGAACTAATGAGCACCGAACGACCGAGGATAGAGCGCACAATCTCCAACTTGTTTGCGAGCACCTTGAGGTTCTCAAGCACTGTGGAATCGGGGGTGTTGTCGATGCCTTTCCTGATGGCAACATCGCTGCGTACCAGTTCATGAAGCGTGAAGTGTGGGGAGAGCAGGATCACTTCTGCGGCCCGTTCAAGAAGGCAACCCAGACCGTGTAAGCCAACCAGCCCAACACCCCGAACAGTCCGTACTTGGTCACTTCAAACAGCATCTTCTTCCAGAACTCAGACCGAGCCTCAAGAGCCTTGATGGTTTCCTCATGGTATTTGCGATGCCCTTCTGGATCGCCATCTGGGAATGCACACTCGGTCATTGTGGTGAGCAGCGCCGCCCATTCCTCCGGTTCAGTCTCGATGTGAGCGGTCAGCGTAGCACCCATAGACTTCTGATCTGCTTTGACATCCTGAACATCTTTAAGGATAGTCTCAAGCAGTGGGAGGATTACATCAGGCAGTGTAGACATTTACTTCTTCCTTCCTGCCCTCTGCGGGGCCGGTGCGTTGTGTTACGAAAAGGTCACGTCCCCTGTAAAAGTGGGGGCAGCGGCAAACACCAACGCTCCGCTACCAGTCTCGTCCGAGATGACCCCCGCGAGTTCCGCCGAAGTTGTGGCGGCAAGTGCCGAGAGTTTGTTGCTGGTCAGCACCAGCGTGCCGCTTGCGTCGGGGGCTGTCAGGGTGCGCGTCGTGCCAGTAGTTATCCCGCTCGCTTGGAACGCAATCGCCTTGGAAGGGTCTGCCTGATCGTAGATGGTGAAGGTCGAGTCAGCGACGGAGCGCGCTGCCGAGTAGACGTTAGTTGCGTCGCAGAACACATATCCCGCCCCGTCACGCGGAACAAGCACACCCGTGCCGCCAGAGGTCTTGATCGTGACGGTGTAATCCCCCGTCGTGGCGTTCCAGATCAGGTACATCTTGGTCTTGTCAGGCACGACGATGGTCGAGTTGCCCACCAGCACCCCCGTGATTTTCAGCACCGCGTGCCGCGACTCGTCGTCCGCACCGCTGGCAGTCGACAGGGTATAAGTGCCCCCCGTCGTGGAGATCGTCGCCATGCCGGAAATCGCCGCCTCGATGAGTTCGAGGTTGGTGTTGGTAATCGTGCCCCACGTCGAACTGTTCGCCCCGTTTTCTTGCAGGCGAATGCGTAGTTGGTCAGAATATGTATCGGCCATTATGCTACCCCTTCTCGTTCAGACGTTACCGTGATCGGAGTATAGTCCGTCCGGTCTTCCGGCTTCAAGACGCGTTTCGCACTGGCCAGCCGGTCGTTGTAATCCTGCTTCCACATTCCGATGCGATTGTCTGCTTTCAGGTACTCCTCGGAAATCACGAGGCACGCATACAACAGCAAGTCCCCCATGTAGGTCGAGAGCCATGTCGTCGTCACAATCGAAGTCAGCCCTGCCGGATTCACCACGCACCGCGCCGTCACCACGTTGGTTCCGCTGGGCGTCCCGGCGACGTAATACTGGGTGGCTGAATACTCGGCGAAATACTTGGGGCTGGCGGTTGTCGTTGCTTCCTTGGGCCAGTAGTCCTTGACGAACTCCCAGCTGCGCGGCTCCAGCAACTGGAAATTCCCTGTCGCGTCGGTGTAGTGCAGCGTCCGCGTTGCGATGGCTCCTGTAGGTTTGGTCAGCAGCGCCGTGCTCGCCGTGAAGGCAAGGGGGGTCACCGTGTCGAACAGTTCAAGATCGAGGTCACGGAGGATTTTATCCTCGGCAAGCTGTATCGCCGTGGGGAGGAATGCGACGTACTCCGAGCCGGCGTCCTCGACGGTGGTCTGAAGCGCTGTCAACAGGGTTGCATACGTGAAGGAAGTGCTCATGGTTGCGTCCCGAAATAGTTACCCGCACCGAACAGGATTTCCCCCAGCGGGCGGTCGTCGTCGAGGGTGCGGGAGGCTACCACGTCAAGGTCGGGCGCGGGCCGGCGCAAGGCAATCGCATCATCCGTTCGCACCGGAGTCTCCGCCGGATGCTTGATATCGAAGCATGGCGCGCAGACCAGCAGGTTGTTCTGTCCATCGGGGCGCAGTTGGTTCAGACGAACCTTGTCCCCGCATCGACGGCAAAAACCGACGCTATGTTTGCCTGTCGCGTAGCCGGCCATTATTTATCTACGGGGCAGTTGCCGGCGTATTGCTTCTGCGGCAGTGCCTATCGCCCCCGTCCCCCGAAACGGCTCCCGCTGCGCCCGCCCTTCAAGCATCTCAGCTTCCTGCTCGCGCAAGTTCTGGAGGTGGTTGAACGCTTCCAACTCCCCCTCTTGCGCAGCAATCCGCTTTCCAGCCGGCACAACTCCGGCAGCGCGCGTAAGCCTTTCTCCCGGCTTCGCGTTCCGCTGCAGAAGCTCGATCAAATTGCGCAACTCACCAGCATCCCAAGCGTCCTGCGGAATACCCATAGGAGCGGGTCCGCGACGGTTGTTCGGCAACATCATGGGGCGCGGCCCCAAAAAACGCTCCAGTTCTTCATCGCCCATCATCGTCTCCTGATATTTGTCGTGTATTTCACGCGGGTGTTGGTCGGGGTGCGCTCACGGTCTTCCGTGGTCGCTTCCTTGAAACGGGCGTTGGCGACGCCTGTGAGCGGTCCAATCCGGTCGGGGGCATACTTCACTGCCAGCTTGGCTGCAAGCCCGCTGGCGACCGCCTCGTTCCACCGGGGAGGGATATCAAGGGTGTTCGATGCTGCGCCCACGTCCTGCAGCGCGCGCATCCGGTAATAGTAGAGCGTGTCGGTGCTGTTCTCCGGGGTGTTCCAGAGGTAGATCATGGGGGCAGTCGCCACGCGGTCGAAGAAGAACCGGTTGGGAAGCCCCTCGGCGGTCTTGTCAGGGATGGCCAGATACTCGTCCCGCGCCATCGGGAACACAGGGATATCGACGCCGTCACGACGAATCACCATCTCAAGGATCGCAATCGTCCCGGTCGGCACCGTGTAGCTGGCGTCCGACGCCGTCAGAATCTGGCTCTGCTGATCAACGGCCCAGAGGTGCGGTCCCTTATTGCTCCACTCCGAGAACATGAAGTCGAGACTGCGCCGCGCAGACCGGACGTGCCGAGCCGTGAGCGCCGCCGGGTCAATCCCGCAACGCTCGAATGCTTCCTCGCAGAACTCTGCGGCCTCGGGGCTGAATGCGTAGGTGCCTGATGTAGCCATTATCCAAAACTCCTATCAGCGCCCTGCGCCCATTCCCAAGCGTTGAGGTCGTGGCTCCACAGTTTATGCCACTCGTAAGGCACCATGTCGTACTCCATCGGGTACGGATACCTGTTGTCCAGCACGTAGGTTTGCCCTTCGAAGTCTGCTAGCAAGACGGCATGGTATCGATCCCGCTTGACTCCTGCTGAAGGTTCAACGAAACAAGTAGCAGGGCGCAAAGACTTCTCAGGCCAGCCGTACTGAACGAGACGCTGCAACTTCGCCATTGCGTAGCTGTCGCAGTCATCTCCCGCTTCCGTGATCGGTGTCCAATCGTCACCTACTTCCGACTTGTAGGGAAGCAGATTGACCTTGGTATTCACTACCTTCAGATCATTCAGCGAGTAGGTCATTTAGGACACCCTGCCAGTGACGGGTCTTTCATGCAGGCAACCGTATGCCCTATCGGAGTTGGAGCAACCTCCCCGCTGCCCTTGAGGACAGAGGGAGTATTGCAGCCGATCAGCGTACTACTCAGCAGCAGGAGCAGGTACTTGCGCATCGGCTTGTTCCTTGATCTTCATTGCCAGCGGGTAGAGGCCCATCTTCGTCGGAGTTTCACCAAGCAGTTGCAGCAGGGTGTTCACTTCGATGACGGAGAGGTTGAGAGTGATGGGGAGGTTGTCCATTACAGCCCCCACACCGCATTGGCGATAGCCACTACCTTCGGGGCTTGGCCGGTGAGGTCATCGCCTTGCGCGAGAACATGACGGTGGTAAGAACGGGAAAGTTCAACATCATCTTCCTTGATGATCGTCGCGGTGCGGACTTGGATGTTGTTGCCGACTACTTCGATCAAATCGACTTCTTGCGACTTCGTGAGCGTGGTCATGATTTGGTTTCCTTATAATTAGACGCGGTAAGTGCAGGTAAAACCGAATGCTGTAGTGCTCGCAATATCGGTGACGGTTATGTATGCCCCTCCACCACCATTGCTCTTATCCACAATCAGGCGCATATAGGTGGTGTTCCCAACAGCAAGACAAGATATTTGCGTTTGTGCGGATGGATATGTAATCCCTGTTTGCCCAGCTACAGGCCCAACCGTGACAGATAGGGTTGCGTTATTAACCGTGAATGGCAGCCCACCAACGACCACGTTTCCTGCCATTGCGCCATCTTTTGCGGTAATGGTTACAGTGCCAGACACTGTGACTACATTGCCTACTTTGGTGTATATCCCCGCCCTAGTGCCATAAGTCTGTGTTCCTGCCGTGGTTTCGCCTATCAGCGTAGGAGTCCAAGTCCCTTCCTCATAGTCGCTCAGCACCTCACTCGTCACCGTGCCGCTACCATTGGCAGTAGCAGAGAAGTCGATGCCTTGGCCGGATGCCATGACAATGTTGTCGCCAACATACAGCTTCTTCGCCACCGCCAAACCGCCCGCCGTCTTGAGCGATGCTGCGGTGGTGCTGGTGGCGTCGGTTGCGTCGGTGACTGAGGTGATGCC